AGTATGGCAAATCTGATAACTATTAAGACCAACACTAACTGCACTTGCTGTTTTAGAAACTTTTGCTTTAAACACTCTATAAAAATTACTTGGATAAATTTTGCTTGAACCTGATACACCTACACCTGTTGCACTAACTGTATTTGCATCAATATCTTCAGTAATACACATTGAACTTGTTAAACCTGAATTATCACTAGCAGTAAAAGTAATTGCACCATCTGCGGATCCATTAACCAATGCACAAACTGCACCTGCGGCTGAATTATATGCATAAGAGCTAATTATATCTGAGTCGATTGTTCCGCCAGTATCTGTTGTTCTATCAACTGCTGAACCTGCCGATAATGTAGCACCGCCAGTATTGTCTGTAAATCCATGTGCTAACTTAGGACTTGTTCCAGTATCTTCACCTGTAAAACCTATTGTTTTAGCACTTAATCCGGCTGGTGCGGCAGGCGTTGCTAAAATATCCATAGTAAAGTTTTCAGTATCATCAGTAGCATTTAAACTTAATGTTGGATTATATGCTAATAAATTACCATTATATGTTCCTGTTCCTACTGATGTATAATCATGTGTAATGTTAGTTCCTACATCACCTGGATTACTACTACCGTGGGCCATGCAATCAAGAGCTGAACTATCGCCCCAATTATATTCATAGCATGTAGCATTTTGTGATGTATTAGCGGCACATCCTAACGCATAATTAAGTCCATCATATCCAGTTACAGCATATCCTCTAACGTTGCTTGCATTATCAATACCTGTTGATTCGTTTTGGAATATTACTGCTACATTAGATCTTGGATCTGGCTTAATTGTTATTGTACATGCCGATGTTACAAACGGACTGCTTGTGTGTCCGTTATATGCTTGCAAGCATACATCACGTGTTACTGTGGTACCTGAGGCTTGTTCACCTGTTGTTAAATCAAAAGTATGTGCAACGGCAACATTATAATCGCCTGCTCCACCGCCTCCTGCGGCAACTTCGCATGTTGAACCATCATCAAATGTCCACTTCCAACAGTTTCCTGCACCAAAATTACTTGCAGATCCTAGTGTATCAACAGTACCTGTAAAGTTAACAACTAAACCACTTGTTGCTTCTTCATTATTTCCACTATTAACATCACTTGTAAATGCTGGTGTTTGTGAACTCCAAACACATACACATTTAACTTCGCTAAGTGGAAGTACTGACGGGTTAGTTGTGCTATGATTATCCATTCTCAAACATACTGAATAACGTGTATCTGCATCTGGTGAATTTGTCCATGTGTGTGCTAATCCTGCACCATCTCGTCCACCTGCGGCGGCATCAGTTGCAATACATGCATCGGAACTATCACCCCAAAATATTGTATAATCAGCAGTATTACCATATGAAGTTGTAGCACCTGTTTCTGTTGATGTATTGCATATGCAAGCGGCTGAAGCACTATCCCAGCCAGCAGTTGTAACATTTGCCGGATTTCCATCATACATTGCCCATTCAATATCCGGAGTTGGAGTAGCAATTAACATATAATCTGTACAATCTAATGTTATTTCTGAACCATAACCTATACCACTTGTATGCTTTGCAGTTGCACAAACTGTATTACATCCTACTGCACCCGATCCATATGTTTTTGAAACTGTACATGAACCATCACACGATACACTTGTTAATTTGCAATCCGAAGTTCCGTCACCCCAGTCGATATCAATACATGATGGATTACCCATCCAGCAAAATGTAAAAGCAATAGCGGTATTAGCACTTGAAATACATTGTCCTGCATCATAATCCGAATCTGTACTCCAAGATATATCTCTAACATAAGTATCTCGTCTTACATTTAATATTGTATCGTTTAAAATATGAATTGCGTCTGCTAAACCATCTGTGTTTTCAAGACATACACTAGCACCTTCTCGTGTTCCGCTATATCCAGATGTTAATTGTGGTGTTCTGTGGAATACACCTGCATATCCGGCCGGTGTACCAATAGCACTACCAGACCCTGACGAATCAGTTATTACATTAGCGACACATAAATCAGCAAGTGCCGTTCCAAGTTTTAATTCAAATTTATCAGTTGTTTCGTTCCATGTAATATGTGCATTATCATCAGTTCCACGTTCAATTTCAAGTCCTGCATTTTCTGATGGTGTTCCTGTTTCGTCGGCATTTAATGTCATAATTGCATCGCCAATCAGCACACAATTTGAACATACCGCAGTTTGCGTTCCTGCTACTGTTAAACTACCACCTATATGAACATCACATCCTACACCTAAACCACCTGTTACAATAACTGCACCACTTGAAGCAGATGTTGAATTTGTTGTATCTGTTACACAAGTTGCACCAGAAACATCTGCGTCACCTGTTACTGATAAACGTGATGCTGAAAACGTTAAGTTTGAACTATCTTCTACTTCACCATTTGTTCCTGCTAATGCAATTCTTCCTGTTGTTAAATCACATACTTGTAAACTACTTGCTATACCACATGCTAATGTTGCGGTACCTGTAGTATTAATAGTATCTGCACAAATATCATCAATATATGCATCTTCCCATCTCTTAGTGGTAGCACCTAAATTATATGTATCACTTGCATTAGGAATAATATGAGAATGTACATCCGCACCAATTGTTAATTCATCTGTATCTGCATCACCTAAAGTAATATTACCGCTGGCAGTAATATTTGCACCAATAATATTACCAGTTGCATTTATATTTCCACCAACACATACATCACATGCTACACCAAGACCACCTTTTACTTGTAATGCTCCTGTGGTAGTACTTGTTGAATTTGTTACATCACAAAAAATACCAGTACAAGCATCTACATCATCAATAAATCCATCTTCCCATCGTTGTGTAACAGAACCTAAATTATATGTATCACTTGCATTAGGAATAATATGAGATGTAATATCACCACTAACAGTAATATCATCTGCGGCTGTATCACCTAAAGTAACATCACCGCTAAGTTGTACGCCATCAGCAAACACTTTATTAAATGCTTGTGTTGAACTACCTAAACAAACAGTACTTTCAAAGGTTAAATCAAAACATGCTCCTGTACCAGTTCCACCTGCGGTTGCGTTTCCAGTTGTAGTTGTTGGCTTAACATCATAGATGCCAGCACATTTAATAGCGGCAGTTTGGATAATTCCACTACCGTCAACAGTTTGTACACAGATTGTTCCTACTTCCGATCCTGATGCAGTGGTTGCGCCAGTATTGTCTACGCAGATAATATCGTTTGCGGTGTATCCTGTTCCTGCGGTATTAATCGAAATAGCGGTAAGATTGAGTGAAGCAAGTAGATTACCCCTAAGGTACCCGCCTGCCTTTGCTAATTTTTTCTTTTCAAGTTTGTTAATTAACCCGGTATTAATTATGCTCATTTAACTTCCAATACACCTTTGTAGTAATATTTATTTGTCATATTTTAGTCCATGTTGTACATACTAACTGATCATCTACGTTATATGTCAAACATTGAGTAAAAAGTTTTGTTGATCCATTTGTGTCATAGTAATCAACTATGTTTAAATTATCGTTGCTATCATAACATAAACATTGCATGTTTCCGGTTACATAACAAACTTTCTCCATTAAGTCACTGGCATTATATACCATACAAGATACATTAGTTTCATTTAATGCCGAATCTAATCTATTTGCTACCCGTACCCAATTATCATCATAATATGTTTCTAAAGAACATATTGTTGAGTTATATCTCAAAAGTCCATCTACTGGTGTTCCATCACGTTGTGCAGTTGTTCCAACCGAAACTTTAATGGAACCAGTTCCATCGAATCTTGGGTTTTCAGACATTAGTGATGTTGGTACTCTTGTTGTCATAAAAAAATCCTTATAATACTACATGTATTCTTGCTACTATGTCAACACTTAATGGTGGAGCAGTTACAAAAATAATTGTTTGTGTACTATTATTAAAAGTATAATCTGTTGTCGGTTTTTGTAAAACACCTGATAATTGCACCATTAAATCTTTCGCATCAACGCTTCTTTCACTGGCTGGAAAGTTGCTTAACGCATAATCGGTTAGGCTCCCGTCCCCAACGAACGTCCACATCATAAGATCTGAATTTATTAATGGTTGGCCAATGTATGACATAAAATTCCCTTGTTATATAATATTTAGCTGAGTTCTAAAACACTCATTACAACGTCACAATCCGTACTTGAACTTTGCAATTTCAAACTATCATTCGGTTCTAAATTTACTACTTTATCGACAACTAATGTTGTATTTTTAAAAACAGTAATATCCTTCATGATATATTTGTCGGTAGCCGCACTTGCATCATGCAAGACAAGACTAACAACAATACCACCGGTTATTAATTTATTTGAAATATATATTGCATGAACAATGGAGCCATTTATACTCGCACCTGCGGTATATAGGGTTTCTAATGTGTCTGCGGTAGTAATTGTAGTTGATGTATTTTTAAATGCAATAGCCATTAGGCAACGTCCATAAAATCTATTTTAGATATTTATCTATTTTAGATCTTCCAGCGCCTTGACTTTTGAGGACAGTTCTTTAATTGCATTAGTTAAAATAGGTATCATTTTAACATAATCCAACCAATAATCTGATTCTTTTTCATTATCATTAGGGGTATGTTGCAACATTGATACTGTATTCTTATCAATTCCTAATTCAGTCAATGCATCTTCCATTTCCTGTGCAATAAAACCAAACTGCTTTGGATCAGTATTATCACTTACAGTTGTTCTATAACTAATAGGATCTAAACAAGTGACAAATTCCAGTCCTAATGGTAGTGATTCAATATCACATTTAATTTTTCTATCAGAAGGTGATTGTGTCGCATCAGTGCTAATTGCGTACACTTCAGTACCTTGTTTTTGTATAGAAAGTACTTTACCATTAGTAGCATCATTGCGATTTAGTGTCATTGTAGTAACATTCGGACTTATAAATGTACTAGCACCATCGCATGTAATGCACATTCTTTTTACTGGTGTACCGTGTGTATAAACAATATAATCTCCAGATGCATCCATGCACATATCATTTGTACTATTAAATTGTAATGCTCCGCCAGAATTGAAGCATATATTAGAGCAATAACTTACAGTATCACAAAATGTTGTTGCTCCTTGAAATGTAACTGCGCCAGTATTTGAATTAATTGCCGAAACAATGTTAGCATCAGATGCCCATTTATTTGTTAATCCTTCTACTAAGTCATCTGTAGTTTCAGCTCTTAATAATATACCACCTTGTTTACCCATGCTAGTATGATTAGCACAACCATAAGAATATCTAGCCTTTGCACTTGTTGGTACAACAAATTGAATATAGGTAGTCGCGGCATTAGTAAAAGAGGCAACATAATCTGCGGCTGTGGAATATGTATTTCCTCCAACATGATATGATACTCCGGCTGGAGTAGTTGGATTTGATCCTCCATTAAAATCTACATCTTCTGACAATACTAAAGGATGCCCGGCGTTTGATGCTCCTGATTGTATAATTTTATATGTAAAACCTGGTACAAAATATAGATATGGTTGTGGGCTCCCACTATCAAATTTAAATTTACTATCAACAACAGTAACATCAAGTTCAATAATAGGAGTGGATGCCGCGGCAGTTGAATCCCACTGTGATCCATCCCATCTCATATAATCGCCAGTTCCAGGACTTATTGAAGAATTAACATCACATAATTTTTTAATTGAAGCATCTTGAAGATGTGTATTAAAACATGTCTGATCATATGGACTTGTTGAGGTTGCCCAGCAAAATGCTGATCCATTATAATAAAGATATGAGTTAGTTGTTGGACCTGCTGGTACATCACATAAAGTTAAAACTGAGCTATCACAAACATCAGTTGGTAATGTAATTTGCCCGGTTATGTTATTATAAGCACCTATACCAGAAGTAACACAAACGGAAGCTCTTGCTCTAGTATCTGTAAAGTATAATGGACTTGCCCCAAATTCATCAATATCGCATGTATATAAATTAATTGCACCAGTTTTTTCATTAACACAAGTTACATCATTAGTATTTTGATCTGTTTTAACTTTCCAAGATGTTGTACTATGATTATAATATAAAACTTTACCGTCATCAGCTGATGATACTGCATCAACGTCTGATAAACAAGCAAAATTTGTAGCACAAATTCGTGTATCTACTCGTGCATCTGTATAATATAAGTTTGACGAACCTTCAGTTACGCAATCTGTACTTGTAGTAACATTATCAACATATGCTTTTACTGATTGTTGAGATGGTACTTTAGTTGCACTATTTGAAACCATATTATCTTCGTCAACTAAAGCATTTGTTATTCTTGCATCTGCTCTTGTATCTGTAAAATATAAGTTTGTTGAACCTTCTGTAATTTCGTCTGTATTATCTTTGCTTGCTACTTGTGCATCAACATATGCTTTTACTGATTGCTGAGATGGAAGTTTTGTTGCACTATCTGAAACCATGTTATCTTCATCAATTAATGCATTTGTAATTCTTGCATCAGCTCTTACATTTGTATAATATAAATTACCACTTTCAGTTATATCACATGTACATAAATTAACATCACCGTGTAAACTATTAATACTCGATACAATAGCAGATAGACCCATTATGCCTGTTGTGCTATTATATGTTAAAGCGGAACCACTTACAGAAATTGCACTTCTTGCTTTGGCATCTGTATAATATTGATTAACACATTCATTTATATCACAAGAATGAAGTACAACCGCTCCTGTTTTTGTATTAACTTGTGATACTGCATCTGTAAAAGACATAACACCAGTACTATTATTATATGCCAAGGATCCACTAACTGTAATTGCGGCTCTTGCTCTAGCATCTGTGTAATATAAATCAGTATCTTCTGCTAAATCGCATGTTTTCTTAGTTGCAAAATCTGTATCAAAATCAGCAGTTTTATACGTTGTTGCTGAAATTACTCCAGTTGCACTATTATACGATATATCACCACTACTACTTAAATGAGCTCTTGTTTCTGATGCAACAGGACCAGTAAATGTAAACACACCAGTCGAACTGTTATATACCATGCTACCATCACCGCCAGCATCTGTTAGTGAAACGGCTCCTCTAGCCCTTGCATTTGTATAATATAAATTACCACTTTCAGTTATATCACATGTACATAAATTTATAGAACCAGTGTTTGAGTTAACACAAGTAACACCACCCGTTACAGTAATAACACCAGTACTTGAGTTATAACTACCTGAACCAGTTACACTAATTGCTCCTCTAGCCCTTGCATCTGTATAATACAAATCAGTACACTCCGAAATATCACAAGTATAATGATTTGAAACATCTGAAATTTTACCATATAAACAATCCGAACGTATAGGCTTATTAAACACCCATTCGTCGTTTGTGCTTGCATAAAGTATTGTAGCATATGGAACAGGATTAGCAGAGCAACATAAAGTTAATTTCAATCCACCACTATTTGCGGCCGAAGGGTTAGTAACAGCGGTTCCTAAAATAGTATTAATCGCACCAATATTTTGTGTTTCACAACTAACTTGAGTTGTTGTTCCACAAACAGTTAAATCACCAGTGATTAATGAATCACCACAAACTGTAACACAAGCACCTGTATCACATGCTATTAATGTATTTGTTATAATATCATCTGCAACTAAATCGTTTGTAACTGTAACACAATTAAAAGTTACATTATTAGTTGTGCCAACTGCTTGTCCTATTGCTACTGCTCCACTTGTAACTGTAACACCTGTTCCAGCAGTTATAGCGGCACGAGCTCTTGCATCTGTATAATATAGATTTCCACTCTCTGTAATATCACATGTACATAAATCAATCGAACCTGTATTTTCATTAACACAAGTGACACCACCTGTAACGTTAATAACACCAGTTGAATTGTCGTAACTACCTGAACCAGTTACACTAATTGCTCCACGGACTCGTGCAGTTGTATGATATTGATTAGTCGAGCCTTCAGTTAAATCATCTGTATCATTATTATCTAATGATTCTTTTTGTCCATCAACATCACAACTAATTGTTTGTAATCGAGTAGCAGAAGGGTGCTTTCTGAGTCTTAATAAATTAGCACCTGTGCCAATTTGTATTTCATCAACAATAATCTTTTTTAAGTTATTTGAATCATCTTGTATTTTAAGATCGCCTGAAGCATCTCTAGATAATTTTGTACCAGCAATATCAATAGTGGTACCAGCAGTATAGATATCGTTCCATCGCTTTGTTGATGAGCCTAAATCTCTACAACAAGTTTGATCAGGAATTAATGAAGTATCAACAGTATCAAACGATGCGTATATATTAGCATCGGATGCATATAAATTCGATCCTTCACTTAAATCAGTTGTAGATTTGGCTGTAAAATCCGTATTAAAACAGGATGAAGCATAATCTGTTTTTGCATCTATCTGTGTTTGTACATCAGATGTTACGTTTGCTAGAAAAGGTACCTTATCTGCAATATCTCTGGCTCTACTCATTGAGCTCCTCCATTAATAACTTATAAAATTTCCCATTTGTATGGTTAAAAACTCTTATATATTCTGATTGCTCATCAAGTGTAAAATGTCCGTTATCGTTGTGCATATGTAAATCACCAATAGTAGTTGACGAAGCAAATACGTCTTTCCAACGTTTTCCTGCTTCTCCTAAACAATGAGTATCATCAACACTAGGAAGAATATGATTTGGAAATGCTTGCATCTGGGCACAAGTATAATGACTTGCTGAATCAAATGTTGCATAGGAAACTGTTTCTAATACATCACTAACATTTGCACCTGAATTTAATACAACCGAAGTATTGTTGTTTGCTACAAAATCATTTGATGCACCTTCTATTAATTTAATACCATTTAAAAATACATCTATGTGTCCTGTTGTATAGCATTGTGCAGGCGTAAACGTTGTTTGACTAGCAGTTGCCGTAAATGCTTCTGTTACAATAGTGCTTCTTTCAGCATTACCATTTGTAATACATAATTGTTTCGGGTTTGATCCTGTATTTGTTGCTATTGTAATACCTGTTCCTGCTACTACTTCTAATGTATCATTATTAGTAGCAACTAAACTGCTTTGTCCTGATACTTCTAATGTTTTATATGATACACCTGAACTTCCAACAGTAACAGTACCACTACCATTATCAGTTAATTCAAATCCACAATTAACATCAAATTTAAAAGTATCTACATTTGCTACTATGGTATTTGAAACTGGATCGTTTATTTCACATACATTAATAGCAACTCCTGCATCACACCATGCAAAAGCACTACCTGTCCAAATAAGATTTTGATTACTACTAGGACTTGCAGGAATATCACATAATGATTCAATACCAACACCTAGTGTTCCGTTTGTAGCACACCCTGATGTACCTATATTAAGTACACCTGTTGAATCAGATGATAAAACAGTATCGCATACTGTAAGAGTACCATCCATACTAACATTTCGCAATGTAGCAATATCTTTATTAGCATCAACAACAAGAGCATTATTACCGGCTACTGTACCATCTGTAATTCCATTAATTTTTGCAATATCGGTTTCGGAAACACTTTCTGCACCCATACATAATATATCTGTACAAACTGCTGTAGAAGCACAAATTGTTCCAACATCAATATTGGCTGTTTTTACACCAACTGTATAAACACATTTCCATTGATTTGTATTACCATCGCTCCCGACTCCGTCTAAACCAATACAATATGAGTCGTGGTCAATAGGTACAATGTTCTGATTAATTTGAGTAAGATCAACACCCGATTGAGTTAGTTGCCTCTTATTGTTATAATTAATATTAGGATTAAAATATGAAAAAGATCCCACTTACTATCCTCCTAACGCTATTGCAAATGCAATAGCACTTTCATCTATTTGTGATTGCAACGAAGTCGTTGACGGTTTAAAACTTGACGAAACTGTATCATATGTTAAGTAATATCCTGCCGCCGGAGTTACACTTGAATCATATGAAACCACATTTTTCCAAGTAGCATTACCATAATGTTCTAATTGATTTGTATCACTATTAAATCTTAAAGATCCATCAGTTGCAACACCTGTTTGCGAACGCCCCGAAGTTGTACCAACAGGTAATATAATAGCACCATTTTGATCAACAGTTAAAACTTGACTGCTACTACTGATTTTGTTTAATTGATGATTTAAATTTATTGCCATTTTTTATTTCCTAACTTGTAATCATACTATGATACGGTTCTATATAAGGCATTCTTAAATATCTATTTGGTGCACCACATATACTATCGTCATTATTATAATCATCATCTAATCCTGTTGAATATAATCTATTTGCTATACCTTCATCAATGAGCCATTGATTAGCATCATCTTGTGTCCAAGTAGGATGAAGTTGTAACATACAAGCAATTACTCCAGTTACTTGCGGACTTGCCATACTTGTACCTGATAATGCAGTAACTTTATAACTAGAATTTCTTGGATCATTGTAGCCACTTATATAAGGACTCATAATATTTGATCCTGGTGCCCATATATGTAATCTTGCGCCTTTAGTTGACGAATATCTAGTTTGCTCATACCATGTTCCACCTGACGATAGATATGATCCTTCAACATTACCAACAAGTCCTATATTTGCTGTTGATGTTGTTGGTGTACCACCTCTATGATAATACTTAATACTATTATAATATTTGTCAAAATACCAATTATTATAATCAATATGCCCTGAACCTACAATTACATACTTGTTATTGCCAGCGGCATTATACATTATTATTCCATCATCTATGCAATCTTGTACATCTGCATCAATTGATGAAACAAAATTACCATGAGTACTACTTACACCTATTCCTCTATTTTCTAATTCTGCTGGACTTGGCCAATCACTTCCAGTATAACTACCAGCACCCCAATCACCATGTGATCCAGTATATTCATAAGTCCAATCTGTTCCTCTATAAGTTCCATAAACAGGTTGCAAAGCATTAGTATAATATGACCAACTATTATTACAAACAGTAGGTCTACCTGCATTAGGACCTGATTTATTATTATGCCATCCTCTAATTAATTCAAAACAAGTATATGAACTAATTGCATACGTATTTGATAATGTAGCCATTGCATATATGTCTGCACCTCTTGCCCAGCCGTGTGTATTACCTGCGGCTGTTCCTGCTACATGACTTCCGTGTCCGTTTTGATCGCTGTAAAAATTAGCATTTTGAGAACCAGAAATTCCTGATTCCGTATACCAATCTATTTCTTGTATTCGAGATCCACCAGTACCATCAGGATTAACTGTGTACTCTGGATGCCCGGCAGTTATACCTGTATCAATTATAACTACATCAACACCTGTGCCATCTAATGCATAATCATGATCAGCGGTTATACTTGTACTATTAACACCTCCAAATGCATCAGTATTATTAGTATAAGAACAACTACGTAATCCCCAATTTTTTATATCAGAACCTCCTGAAGTTCTATGAAATTGTGCATCTTCATATTTTCCAAGAGTCGTAACAGGCATATTTAATATTTCCTGTTTTAATTGTACATCTAGTACTCGCGAATCATTTCTTAATTCTGCGGCTTCTAAATGTGATAATGCATACTCTGTATTTCGTTTACTTCCCGGTCGTTTATCAACCCAATCAATAGGTTTATCCGGAATACTGGCTAAACTTGTATCAGAGTTTTTGAGCCCCGATGTGTCTTTTGTCATTTGATCAAAGAACTCTGACGGGTCACAATCTTTCTTCAGAGTAACTACATATTCTTGTTCCATAATACTATTTATTGCAAAATATTATTATGTAATTTCTATAGTCCAGGATCCGTCTTTAAAGGGCATGTTGGCGTATCGGTTATGTCCGCCATGTAGGCTGTCTGTAACAGTATAATCTTGGCCGCCACCGAGCCAGGCTGCTGTGGGGCCTGCGCCATACCTATCTGCGGGAGTATTTGTAGTACCTTGGTGAATTGCTCCGGATTTATGACATTCTGATCGTACAAAATCACGGACATTTTTTTGATTCCAATGAGGATTGGCTTCAAGTAAACAAGCAACCATACCACATACTTGTGGGCTTGCCATACTTGTACCACTTAATGATTTCCAATGGTAACTAGAATCTCTAGGGTCGGTCCAGGAACTATTTGCGGCATTTACAGGTCCTGCAATATTAGTTCCGGGGGCCCATACATCTATTCTAGGTCCACTATTTGAATAATCTGCTTTTTTCTCTGTTGTTGTTCCAGGTTTATTAGTATCAGCGATTGCTCCAACACAAACAGGCATCATTCCATTATCATTCCAATGCGAACCTGGGGAGCCACCTTGCATATGTTTTATTGAGCCTCTACTAACAGTTCCGTATTCGGTTGCCCAGTCTCTACCTAAATCTGACATATTTAATTTTCTCGGACAACCATCAGTATCGTTATATGCAACATCTATTTTGTGATATTCATTACCTGCGGCGGCTACAAAAATTACTCCAACATCCATACATTGTTCCATATCTGCTTTTATATCTGATCTAACTCGCGGATGCACCCAATAATTAGATGGATCATCTGTATCTTCGTATCCTGTTTCACCAAAAAATTCTTTACGTTGGTTTCCTGATGTATATCCTGCTTCAGCAAATCTGTAAGCCTGACCAGAATCATAAGGATAATCACCATATCTCCATGCATGTATTGTCATATTCCAATAATGCTCTAAAATAATCCAACTTTGATTTACTACTGTAGGTCGTTTATATCCAGTTGATGCCTGGGCTGTTTTTTGTGTATGAAATGCTTCTATCATATCAAAACTATATGCATGAGAAACATATGCGGCATCTTGAATTTTTTGTGACCATATACCTGCTTCTGTTGCCCATCCACAAGTATTACCTACTGCTATTCCAGCAACATGAGATCCATGTCCGTAACTATCATTATGATAACCATCATAACTATAACCACCAGGCATATTAATACCTAATGCATTCCACCAATGATATGTGCTATCGTATCTTGAACCACCTGTGCCATCAGGATTAATTGCAAACTCGGGATGATCTCCTATTATACCTGTGTCTTGAATTATAACATCTACTCCTTTACCTGTCAAGTTATAACCATACTTTCCAGTAAGTTCTGTAGAGTTACTATTCCATCCTCCAGCAGTTGTAGTCATAGAACGTAAACCCCAATTTACATCCCATGCTTGCGATGGACTCCTATCAAAATTCATATCAGTTGGTGCCCACCCTACTGCTCCTTGGGTACCTCTATAATGACATAATCCTATATTTTGATGGGGATCGTTTTCAAATGGAATTTGCACATCGTCGACTCTAGGATCTTTACGTAACTCTCGCACTTCTTCTAAAGACATGCTATAATGTGTATTACAATTACTTTTTTCTCGTCTATTTACAGTATCTATAGTTCTTGTTGGTATTTGTCCTGTATCGGAAAGGGAGGCTGAATCACGAATCATTTTATCATGAAAATCTGTTGCATCTGCATCTTTTTTTAATGTCACGATATACTCCTCTTGAGCAGTCATATCAAGACCGTTTGCAATTTCTTCTTCTTCTAGTGCTTTTAATTCATCTAATATGTCGCTCATTATGTATTCACCACCGTAGCTCTAGTATCAAATCTAAGCCAATTAGTGCCATCATAAAATACTGGAGTAGGTTGAGCATTACTAGATCCGTCTGTTGCATCACATGCATATGCTATTGCTCCTGCACTTGGTGCGCCTAGAGCATTTAAAGCGGTAACTGTACATACTGCTAAACCAATAGGCGAACACGCTCTTGTTTCACCAGCGGCGTTAAGACAAATATAATTTCCTGCATTTATATTAAATGTGCCTGATGCAGTTGTAATCAAACAACATGAAATACATAAAGTATTAGCAACTAATGTTCCACCAATATGTGCATTACATGCAATGCCTACACCACCAGATACCATAAATGCACCTGTTGTTGAACTTGTTGATTGGGTTGTATTTGTTATAGTAAGTGTACCATCAGTACAATAACAAACATCATGTCCTGAATATTTGCAAAGATAGCCTGTTCCTGAACCACCTGTAATACCTGTTAAGTTACTTCCATCACCAATGAAACAATCAGCAGTAACATTTCCACCAACTTTTATATCGCATACTACACTAATTCCGCCATCGGTTTGTATAGACCCATCAGTTGTAGATGTTGCATTTGTAGTATTTTCAGTATATATTTTACTTTCTGATATAATATGTCCTTCAATATACGCATCGCATTTAACACCTAAGCCTCCTGAGCAGGCTATTAAAGAACCGGTTACTCCTGATGTTGCATTAGTATTTTGAGTTGCGGTATAAACTGTGGCTGATTGAATTGTATTACAAGTAAGAGTACCGGAGACTGTCATGTCTCCTGCTACATTAATGTCACCACCAATCCAAGCATCACATGCAATACCGGCTCCACCTAGCATTACTAAGGCACCTGTGCTAGTACTTGTTGAATTTGTTGTTGTCTTAAGACATAATTTATCTGCGGTTAAATTATAATCACCGCAAATACAAGAAGTGATGTCAGTCATTAGTGATTATCCTAGTGTAAATCTGTCCATGCACCGTTAGCATATCCTCTAAATTTGCAAGTATCGGATTTATAATACATTTGGCCTTCGGCACCTGCTGGATCACTTGTGGCAGTATGAAGTTGAACAACATTGCTCATTGTTAATTTACCAGCAATGTATGCATCACAAGCAACTCCAATTCCTCCATCTGTTTGTATTGAGCCAGTTGTACCACTAGTTGAATTAGTAGTACTGTCAACAGTAATGGCACCAGCAATGTATGCATCACAAGTAACTCCAAGTCCGCCATCTGTTTGTATTGAGCCAGTTGTACCATTAGTTGAATTAGTAGTACTATCGACAGTGATGGCACCACCAATATATACATCACAAGCAACTCCAAGTCCACCAGCATTAGTAATAGCACCTGTGGTTGTGCTAGTTGAATTCGTTGTATCTGTTGCACTAATAATACCTGCGGCTATTGTTTTAACAAAAACACAATTCCATTTTTGTGGCGCAGAACCTAAATTATAGGTTTCATCTGTATCGGGTATAATATGTGATATTACATCAGCAGTAAAACAAACAGAATCAGTATTAGCATCACCAATAACTGTATTACCAGTGGCATATAAATTACCTCCAACACAAATATCTTTAGTAACACCAACTCCACCTGCAACAACTAACGCACCGGTTGTTGTACTTGTTGAATTTGTGTCACTTATTATTGTTACACATGTTGAATCAATACTATATTCGCCTGCTATTTTTTCTGTATGTTTCATTTATATCTCTAATGTAAATCTGTCCATGCTCCATTAGCGTATCCTCTGAACTTGCAAGTATCTGTTTTATAATACATCATTCCTTCAGTTCCTGCAGGATCGCTAGTTGCACCATGTAATTTAATTGTTCCGCCCATTGTTAAACTTGTTAATGTACCAACACTTGTAATACCTGCTTGTGCGGCATCTACACTTAAAGAATGGGCAACATTTTCTCCGGTAGTTGCTCCTGAAGATGTTAGTCCGGTTCCAGCAGTTAATGTTCCAACATAGTTACCGGAAGTATCAGTACCAAGTGTAACCGAATTTGCTTGAATTGTTGCTGTTCCTGTTACATTTCCTGATCCATCAAACCCACTTGAAGTCCATACAACATCTCCTGTCATACCAATAGTTCTAGCCGTTGTAAGTTTATCAGCAGTTCCTGATGAACCACCAGTTGAGCCAGCAGTTGTAGCACAACAAACTGAAAAATCACATGCTAATACTTTTTTAAATGCATTATCAGTTGCATCAACAACTACTAGATAATCAGTGTTACTGTCAATTGGATTATACATTTGATCGCATATAACACCTGTGCTAACAGTCATACAACCACTAGAAGCAAGAGTTATATCTCCTGAAACTGCTTTTGCGGTATAGCAACTTCCTTGCCCTACTAATACATTTCCTGCAGATGCAGTTGCAGTAACAACATCTGTTAAACAATTAAGGGCTAAACCAGTTGTGTGTGCTACTGATTTCCAAGTACATGAAGATGGATCAGAATCAAAATATTCTACTGCATATGTTTCATTATTATATCTTAACGAACCACCTTTTAGTGTACTACCTGAAGCACAACGAGAAGCAGTATTACCAGCAGGCAACACCATATTACTACATGTGCCTACTTCTAAATTGCTCGGTGCTGAGCTCGGATATGGTACTATTACTGAAGTCATAATTAAATCATTCTTTATATTGTAATTATTTATCTTTAAGAAATAATGGTCATAAAAAAAGGTACTGCCGAAACAGTACCTTTTGTAGTAAACCTTAAATGAATGAAAGGTTTGTTGTGTTGATTGCGATCTTTGCAAGATAGTCGCCAGCATTACCCAAGGATGATGCTGAGTTTGAAAGTTCAACATAACCATATCTGGTTAAGAAACTTACGACTGGTTCGAACGAAGTCGGATCAAGTACAACACCAGAGCTCATCAACGGAACGTATGGGCAATAGAAAGATGCCGCATCCATTTCGCCTGGTCCTTTATAACCAACGAGGATGTCTGTGCTGTCAGTTGCGTATGCGTCAACATAAACACGAACTGAACTGTTCAATGTACCAACAAATTTTGTATTAGTTGGTGCTTCGAAAGTACCTTCAGTTGTTCTTGCGAACGCTGAAGTTGTTGCACTTTGCAATACTGTAAGAGCAGTTGGTGAAACAACTACCCAGTTACCTGCACCACGACGTGTGCGTTGAGCTATCAAGTTAGCGGCTCTATTTACAAGAACTGCTAAAGCGGCATGCTCGTCGCCAACATATGTGGCTGTACCAGATACGGAACCTTGGTCGTATGTACCAATGGCCGTTCCGGACAATGTTCTTAAACTGCCAAGAATGTCTTGATCAATCTCTGCTGTAATCTCTTGTGCTAAAGCGGCCATAATCTCTGCTTCAACATCAAGCCCATGCTGGGATTGTGCATCTTGTGCGGCTTCAAAAGTCCAACGAGCGGACAGTCTGCGTGACTGAGCTTCGACTGTTTGCTTTAAGACTTGAATGGATAGCCTGTTACCGGCAACCCCTTCTAAATCTGCTGTTGGGCTCGGTGCGGCCGATGATCCTGGTGCACCTGAATAATTTGTTGCGATATCAAACGGACTAAGAGCTTCTTGACCTGCAGTTCCACCATTATCGGTGTCTGAGTATCGTACTCTTAACGTATGTATCTGTGCTACGGGTCCACTCATTGGTTGGACTCCGATTATTTCGTTAGCAATAACTGTAGGCATAACCCTGCGGATGACCGGTAAAATAACCTTATTCAATGTTGCAACGTTACCAGCATGTGAAGCACCAGCGGTTGCTGTCTCCATCAACTGGGAGCGTGTATTTTCTAAGGTTGTTTCCATGACAACTTTTTTGTTGCCTTGTAGACCGTCGCAGAGAGCCTCTTTTGTTTGTTGCCAATTTGACTCAAAAATTGCGTCTGCCATTATATTCTCCTACTTTTCTCTGTTTTTTACTTCATACCTGCTAATTTTTGCAGGTTTAAAATCTCAGCTTTTGCATCGCTGGTATCTGGATTAATGTGGATGGGTTTATTCCCGGTTACCACGGTCCGCCTTGATTGCGTTTCTGATTCTTTTATAACTTTAGTGTTTTCATTAAGTTTTTGCTTATTTGCTTCCTGCCTCTTCATCTTCTTAGCAGAAACAGCAGTTTCTTCATTTAATACACCAGGCAAGTACTTTTGATAAGAACCTCTAAGTTGATCTGTTTGGACACTCTCCAACAGTTCGCCCATGAGAGCTCTTTTACCCTTTGCCAGTGGGCTTAATAATTCACTTAAAACTTTTTCGCGTTTTGCGGAGTCCTCAGCGATTTTAATTTTTGCATTTGATGTTTTAATTTCATCGATTGCTTTTTGTAGAGTATTATTACTTTCATTAAGTTTTGACTCTAAATCTTCTACCCTGTTTTGGTACTTTTTGACTTCTGTTCCATCTGCAAGATGACTTGTTAAGAATTCTGCCGCGAAAGATTCAAATATCTTCCTGCCAAAGTTGTTCTTTTTGGCTGTTTCAATGTCCTCTTTAAGAGCATTAATTTCGCCCTTTAAAGCACCTGCTACAATACCTTCAACTTTTTCAGCGGCCTTTTTAACAAAATCACGCTTTGTCTCGGCAATTAAAGCCTTGCCTTCTCTAACCAATTTAACTCGTTGCTCTACAACCGCTCGTTTATCGGTGTGGAATTCGTTAAGTTCTTTGGAAATGTTCTTAACAATAAAACTTTCCAACTTAGCGAAGTTTTCTCCACTAGCCTTGCGATCAGTACGAAGTTGTTTTACTTCGTTTGCAAGAGATTCGGTTACGAATTTATCAAGGATATTGGCATGTTCTTTGACAGATTTCGTATAATTTACACGACTGTCAACTAAGCCTTTTTTATCCTCGGCAAGTTCTTCAATTTCTACTTTAATTGCATCCGAAAGCATATTATCCATTGCTTCAACAATTTGAGATTTATCATGCTCATATCGTTGACTAAACTCCTCACGCAATTCGGCTTTCATAGCCTCTTTTTGCTCTGTAAGTTTAGAATCCCATGCTTCCTGGATGGATGTCCTTGCATCCTCGGAGAGTGCCTCGGAACCTAACAGGTCTTCTATTGCATTATTAGCCATTATATTTCTCTCCTACTTATTGAGTTCATTTATAAACCCAAGTATTTGTTTCTGTAAATGCGATTGAGCTCGCCTATCGTGCGTTGTCGCTTCTGCTAACCTAGTTAAAATATTAGCACCATTCATATTTTGCAAAGCCTCATAAATTGGCTTTGGATATGCATCTGGAGCACTCGGCTGAGCAACAATATCTACAGTTACAATTTCAAAATCACTAACTTTGCCTCCTTCGGAAACGTTACCGCTTCCTCTAGAACTTACACCAAGTTTAACACCTGATTCTAGCAAAGTCTTGACTATATTACCCATCGGCGTTGGTAAAATTTTAAGTTTACCTACGCCATCTGAGCCTTTCATACCCATTTCGGTTATCATGTGACTTACACGATCCAGATTAACCGTTAAATCGTCCGGATGATCTGCTTCGCCTAACACTGAAAACCCATGGTTAATTTTTTCCTGCAGTGATTGAACTGCGGAGGCAATTTCATTAATTGGGTAAACCCGGGAGTTTTGATTTTTAACATCACCTTGAATAAAAACGCCATTCATGAAAAGGTTCTTGTCAGATCCTTCACCTTCTGTGACAGTTTCTACGTTTATCGCGGCTTGTTCAAAACTCAACTTTTCAATTAACTTCATTGTTTATCCTTAAGATCCCATTGGGCTCTTTTTATTGTCTGCATGTTCTACATTGTCTGCTGACTCTGACGAACCTTTAGGTGCTTTATTACCTGGCTGGTTGACATTTCCTGCTGTATCTTCGGAAACACTACCTACACCATGATCACCTTCGGATCCTGAATTAGCCATATTAACAGCCTTTCCACCCATATCATTTTTACCTGCTACGGGAGACTTTTGAGCTCCACCGTCGGCACCAACTGGATCACTAGGATCTTTAACTGCTACCATATTTGCGGCTTCTTCGATTTCTTCGAAATCTTCCTCAACTGTTTCAGCAACTCCGTCCTGCTCAACTGATTCCATTTCAGGCATTTCTTCTTCTGCATCCATGGCATCCATTGGCATTTCGTCGTCCATTGGTACTTCTTCTTCAGCACCACCGACTAATTCCATAAACTCTGCTTTTAAGCGATCTAATGCTTCTTCAGCATCTACGAACGCCTGGTCAACTTCTGGGTCGCCAGTTTCTTCTCCGCCTTCGGCGTCGTCCATTGGCATTTCTTCTTCGTCGTCCATTTCGTCTTCACTATACATTTCTTCTGACTCAATTTCTTCTAAGTCCGAATCAACTGCATTAGTTACTTCGTCAGTAAAATCCTGTTCAGGATTCCTAACGATTGCTTCGTCTACGTCTTCTTTATCGTCTTTGTCTTCGTCTTTGCTTGCCTCGTCTACTTGTTCCGAATCTTCGTCGACTTCTTCTTTCTTTTCATCAAGAATTTCGTCTTCAGTGACTTCATCTTCGGCAACGAGGTTCTCATAAATTCCACGAGCCTTTTCCACAAATACATCATGAAGAAGGTCGCTTGCTTTGTCCGTTTCCTCGTTTATAATGTATTCGAGGACCTTTTCTAATTTATCTCGTGTAGTCATAACAACTCCTATAACAAAATTGTTGTATATGTTTATTTAATATATGAAATCAAAAGTGTACTAAAACGGCTAAAAAACGGCGAGTTTTGGAAGATTTTTTATTATTTTTGAATTTTTATTGGTAAGCTCTGTAATTTTCTTTTCAAAAAGTGGGTAAAATTCATGTGTTTTTAACAGTGATCTGTCTGTTTTATTACTATTTTTAAGTGCCTTATGAAATTTAAATTCTTCTGCTAATCTAACTGCTATTAAAAATAACTCATAAATGTTAGTAAAATCGTCATAAACTTCTCCTATACGCATATTCTGACTAATCAAATCTGTCCTTATTTCGGCGTTGTTTATAAGTTTGTTAATAATAGCGTTATTATCAACCTCCTGTATAACACTATCAATTTCAATACCATTGTGGTCTCTTATATGTTTTTTATACATTTTAGTATGCTTAAACATATCTAAATTAGGGTAAATTAATGGATATTTTTCATATTTGTTAAGTCTAATATATGCATTTATTATACTCTTAACAACATTATAATCCAACTTTAAATTAAGTCGCTGGCTTAATAACATTACTTTATCAATATCTAAAATATCCATCATTGGCACATTTATTATTTTATCATGTTGTTGTAATATTGGAATAGCCTCAGGAGCTAATCCATAATTGTGTGGCCACGTAAATTCTAACATGTGATACAACATATTACTAATTGTACTAAAATAATCGTTGTCTGACCAGTCATTAATTATTTCTTTGTGCCCTCCCCCGTCGGTCCAACCTGGTATGTGGAAAAAACATCTATCCATAAAAATTTTTATGGCTTGTAATGAAAGTTCATGCATAGGATTTAAATAAACATTTATTACAAATCTATTGTCACTTAACAGTTGAACAATATCATCGTTATCAAATATTCTTCTAGCATGTATAAAATAAACTTGTTGTGTATTGGGAGGAAAATGTTTTTCAAATTGTAATATTTCATCAACTGTTATACGATGATTAGAACGAATACTATCGCCGGTGTCGTTAAAATTGTGTGAGTACAATGATTCTAATGAACTACCGGAATCCCAATTAACACTTGAATCAATAGTTATTTTACTATCAATAAATTTTTCTGATTCAAATATATGTGTAAAACGATCTTCGGGATTAGCAAAATAAACTTGTGGGGAGGTTTGTAATATCCTACATAATAAATTTGCACTTACAAATGCAGGACCTGCAACAATAACATGATTTGACATTACTACATAGATTCTGGGGCCATAGGGCGTGAATAAATTTTATCAAAAAATTCTTTTCTTTTAATAAGATCTACTTTTTTAATCTCTTGCATTTTGCGTAATTTATTTAAATGTCGCAAAGTAAGTCTTACCTTACGAGTATCGCTTGGTTGTTGCTTAACTCGTTTATCTTCGTCGGCTTCATAAAATTCAAATATTTTCATTGTACTGCTCCTGGTTCTGGAGGTGGCGGTTGTTCCGCTCCTGATATCGGACTTTCGGATCCACCCTCAACAGGTGCTTCAGCATCCATTTCTGCATCAGCCATGTCATCTAGTCCTGGCTCCATTTCTGTATCAACTGGTCGTACACCGACTGCACTTAAATTATCAACTGCCTCTGCGTCACCACCTGGTGTTACTCCAGCCTGTATTGGGTTTTCTTCTGCCCACATTTCTTCATTTTCAACAATCTCATCTTCATTAAGATTTAAGTACTTCTTAAGAGTAAATCTACGTGCTAAGAATGGTACTTCTGCTAATGCACCAAATACATTTGCTCGTTGTTGGTTAAGTTCTATTTCTCTATATTCCGAAAAACTTTGTGGTTCTACAAATACTAAATCAAATAAACTACTATCAACATTAACACCTCTAAACTTTAAAAACAACTTAAACTCTCTATCAAATTCGGGTGCCATTAATGATTGTAATCGTTGACAATATTTTGTAAATCTAAATTCTTGAATAAATGCAGTTCCTACTCGTCCGTCAACAAAACTAGCCGTTCCATCATCTGGACCTGTAGGCAAATATGAACTTGGAATTCTTAATGCTCTTAACATTTTATTTGTAAAATATCTTAAGTCGTCTATCTGTCCTAAGTTTTCTCCACCCGGTAATGTTTCTACTTTTGAACCACGCCCTTCAGCAGTTTGTGCAAAGAAATAATCTTCCATAACACTAAGTGGATTATAACTAGCATCTAGAACAGTTGCTCCACCACCTGTACGTGATGGAATACGTCTTTGATGTATTTCATTTTTAACACGTTCAACAAAACCCATTGCTTTATGCGAAGGCATGTTTCCTACATCAATATAAAATACTCTACGTTCAGGTGCTCTTTGTACCCTGTAAATTATAATAGCATCTTCAAGTAATTCTTTTTGCTTATATGTTTTATAAACAGCATCTAATACACTTTGTCCAAACGGCCAGTTTGAATCTAACCCTTCAGTTAAACTTAAATGTATCATATGCTCTGCATCAACACCATATTCTTTAATTGAATCGGAAAGAGCTTGTGATGCGTTTTGATATTGTTGATTTTGTACTATACCGCCTTGTTGCATTGTTTGCATACTAGAATAATTGTCTGAGTGCGATATAATTTCACTAGCAGTTTTTTCTTGTAAATTTAGTTGTAAATTACGTACAATATATTGTTCTATCTCTTTACCTTTTGCTTCGTTGATAATTGCTTTAGAAACATCTGCTGGATTAACCCATGTCCATTCGTATGTTTCTGGATCACGAATAAAAAATTGATCTCCATACTTTAATGTACTACGAAACATTCTCCATAAACGTGTATCCCAATCATTAATGTTTGACCATTGTTTTAATGCTTTTTTGAGTACATCAATTTCGGCTTCAGTTGCTTCGTCTTTAAAATTAAACTCAAAAGCCATATGATCGTTGTTACGTTGTTGCGTACAAAATTCAGATAATGTATCAAGTGCGGCATTTACTTCGCTATCAACATCAATCTGATCATACTGCATATAACGTTCAACACGGTTTGGTTGTCCAGTATATACTTCTGGTAACCAACTATGAAAGCGATTATGCGAGTTCGATAATTGTGTACCTGACGTTTTTTGTTGTAATTTTTCTATATTAGCACTTCTAAAGTGCTTTCTCCATCCAGCCATGGTTAACCTTGATTATTTGTTGTATTTATTGTTTTAGTTAGAGAAGTAATCTCGTAAAGCTCGGTCTTGTTGTGCATTAGATCTCTGAAGTCGTGTATTCTCTTGAACTGTACTTGTTGTTTCAATTGCCGCTTTAACTTGTTCCTTAATTCCACCAGTCAGAGCCTCTATGTCTCTACCCAACCTTCCTAAAAAGTTTGAAAAGTTTTCATTTAATTTTAGTAATGCTGAAGTATTTTCAGATAATGCTACTTGATTTTCAGTACCAGTTCCTGAAACGGTAGCAGTAGGGGCTATTCCAACACCGTTGGTAGATTTACTTTTAAATAACATTTGTATAAATTCTGATTCTCCAAGTGATTGCGCCTGGGCTCTAAGTTGTGTATTTAAATCCATCCCTGATGCACCAAAAAAATCATCTGCTAACCCTTTCATCCGATTTGGAGTCTTAATTAAGTAATCAAGCACGGCTTGCTCGGTTAATCCTGTTTCTTTTCCTATATCCTGTAACATTGATGTTAATGTTTCTGCAGTTTCAAATCCCATGGCCTTCAATGTACTAACAGTACCTTTAATTGCACTCTCTGCACCTAGTGCCATTTTAGTTACAGTATCACCCTCTTTTATTCGGGCTCTAATAGCGGCTAGTTCCTCTTCGTTTACTGCTCTCTGAACAGTACCTAGTTTCATGTGTAACTTTATACCATCATTAAACATTGATTGTTGTATATAATATTCTGACTCGCGACCAGATTTTATTTCTTCATTAAACCGTCTTGCAGAGGCTAATGCAGATGTACCTGTGCCATCTTTTATATACTGCATCATTTGTTCTAAGCCTTCCATTGTTACATCAGTGGCCGCAACCAGTTGTTTCATATCTTCACTGGATCCTGCTAATCCTAAACCAGTAGTTACCATTTGAGTAATTTGATTGGCTATTTCTGTACCGTCTTCGCCAAACTGAGAAGTTAATATTCCAACTAATTCTTGTTGGCGTCTTTGAACTGCGGCAGTATCTCCGCCCTGGGCTTGAATTTGTGCTAGATAAGTTTGCAACGGTACACCAGAACCTGCTTGTTGTTGTGCTAACAATATTTCTCGTCTATCTCTACCTGTAATCTGTGCCATTGCAGTTGCTTCGTCAGCCATTGCTAATATTGCATCTCTAGCCCGATTTGCGGCTAAGTCTCCTTGGATTCCTTGCATTCTTTGTATTTCTAATTGCCCAACTAATAAATCATTTAACTCTTCTTGTCGCATGCCATACATACCCATTTGAGCTAAATTTATTGTAAGTTCCTCTGATAAGGCACCAAATCGTTGTGCAGACTCTATTGCAGAGTCTCCTAGATTTCGAATAGTTATGCCATTCTCTATTAGTATACTATTAAAAGCATCAATTGTCAACCTAGAACTCGCGGCCGCTTGTGCAATTCGTGTCATTTCCCCACTTAAACCAAGTCCAACATTTGATAAATCTCTAACACGTCTAACATATCCATCCATCATTGTCATGGCAGTTGCAAATATACCTGTACCATCATCAACAAGTTGTGATAAACTTTTAAATGAACCATCTACTTTATCAAGGTTTCTAATAAGTTTTCCTAATTGTCCAGTTGCTCCCGTAATTAACTTACCAAAGCCGCTTATCCAGTTCGCTGGATTTAATCCACCACCAAAAGCACCTCCAGATTTTATTGCTTGAACAGTTGCTCTAGTACCTTTAGTAATTGCCTGTTGTGTTTGATTGCCTTCATCAACAGAGGTACTTCTTACACCTTTTATTGCTTCTACTAATTCTTGTAATGTTTGCTCATTAGCCCATTCAGGATAGTCTACTCCCTGTTCTAATGCTGACATTGAAACTCGTGGCATTTTCGTCCTTATAAATACGATTGAACACTTTCTTATATTTATTCTATGGAAAACCCCTTAAAACAATACTTTAGGGCGCCTGGTGCTTTTATCAAGTTACCTAGTAAAGGTATGTTCTATTCAGTTCCTCCTAAACTTTCAGTAGAAGGGGAATTAGCAATTTATCCAATGACAGCAGAAGATGAGCTGTGGCTTAAAAATCCTGATGCATTATTAAATGGAGAAGCACTAAAGCGAATTGTTGCTAGTTGTGCCCCTGATATTCATAATCCAGAAGAAACTACAATAGCCGATGCTGATGTTATTATGGTTACTGCAAGATTTGTTACATATGGTGATGATCTTACAGTTTCTAGCGAATGTCCAACTTGTCGTGAAAATACAGATTATTCATTTAAACTTCCTGATATAATTGCTAACATTAGAGAAATGCCTGCGGAAACTTTTGTAAACATAAACGAACTAAAAGTATTTTTAAAACCCTCAACAGTTGCATTACAAACAAAACAAGGAGTAGCGGCACTTCAGTATAGAATGTTGCTTAATAAACTTGCGGTTGAAAACAAAGAACCCGAAGAAAGGCAACAAGAATTATTAAAATCATTTGCTCATAATGTTACTACAATGCAATTTGAAACATTAAGAGAAAATATTGTTAAAATTGAAATGCCTGATGGTAATCATGTTTCAAATAAAGATCATGTTAAAGACTGGTTGAGGAATATTAAAAAAGTTGAGTTTGATGCTCTAAATAGTAAAATTGACGACTTAAATAATTCTGGTACCGACATTGATTATAACGCAGAATGCCGGGCATGTTCGCACAAATATAATACCAGGATTAGCATGGATCCAATATCTTTTTTCGGATAAGGCTTCTTGACGCAGGATGGGATAACATCGACTCGCTAGTTGAGGAGTTTTGGACCGAAAGCGATCAATTTACTAAAGGTTTATTAGAACTAGTTGTTAATACCGAAGGTACGGTATCATACGAAGATGTGACAAAAATGAGTGCCAAGGAAAGAAAACTATTAATTGAAGTTGTTAATGAACGTAATGAGAAATTAAATAAACAAATGCAGGAAAATTCTAGAAAGTAGACGGCATATCATAGTCTCTACGAGTATTACTCCAATGAGCATTTATACCATCCCATTTTTGAGAAACTTTAGCCATTGCTTTCCAAGACATTTCTTCCTTAGGTATTTTAGTTGCAGGTTCTCTTATTAATTTATGAGGTAATGGATTTTTGTATGTACGTAATTTTACATTTGAATATTTGTAGATATGTGACCATCCAGTATGTGTATGAAAATGTCTTTCTTTTATTTTAGGATCTGTTATACAAAATTTCATAATATCTAGAATAGGTTCATATAACATTTTTGAAGCACTATGACTTCCAAAGTATACTATATCTACAATTTTTGTTTTGCCACGTTTTAAAGTCATATCTGTTGTATACATGCCATCAGGCTCTTTATTTTTTGCCCAACTTATTGCATCTTCAATGGGAGCGGCCGCATTATAGTTTATAGCACAATCTAATCGCATTCTATATACAATGTCGTAATTATCTTCTAATAATTTAAAACTATTATATGCACTAAAAAACATGCCGTATGCTTGATAATTTCCTGCATGTCCAATTTCATGTTCTGTTTCTTGTTTTTCAGGATCTCCCCAATAGCAACAATCTGGATTTTCTTCAAGCCATTCGTCTATAATATTATACCCTGTAATTTCTATACGTTTAAAAGGATAACAATCATTTAAATCTCGTTTTAATTTTTCTAAATCATGTTTTACAACGACTTCGGCTACTGTTTGAGTATCCCATGTATGTAAGTAATAATCAACAGAGGTTTCCTCAGTTTCAAAATATTTTCGATTGAATAAACATCCTATATCTGCAAACCGAGGTTGTCCACTAAAACATACTGCTACTTTTTTCATATTTCAAGTTGTGTGAAATCATCAGAACAGACTCCATAGAAGTCGCCTAATTTCATTGAGGGTGTTGGTTTTACTGCTATTGTGCGAGCGTCATTACCTGATTGTCCTGGATATGCCCATATGTATCCTTGAGACGTAACAGTATAATTATCTTCTTGGTGCCAAAATACATTTATCTTTTGATATGAAAGTAAATTATTTAAAGCCTCGAAATTTTTAGCATGACACCATAATCGATCTTGTCTATCTTGTAACCACGAAAAGTCTATCATGTACTTAGGATTGTCGTGTCCAAGCCATAAGCCATCTTTGTGATACCAAACATCAATTTCTGCTTCGTATCCGTTACTTAAAGATTTATCAATATATTCAGGAGCATTTTCAAGATCATTACTACCATTAGTATTACCTCTATGTGCTATCTTAATCATATATCTTTTCTCCATACTTAAACGATGAGCTTTGCTCATCGAAACTATCAGATACTCCGTATCTTCAGTTTAAATTGTTTGTTATGTTACTTATTATAGATATTAACTGATTTATAGAACTTATTCCCCGAGTGTCAAGCCACACTTAGCCTGTATATGGCTAAGTGTCCTATTCCCCTCGGAATGCACACCTCCTATTAACTAACCTAATTAAAGGAAAAGGCGGTTGGGCTGTACCCTTTTACAGTCTACTATACCAACGCAGGCTGAATGGTTATAACTATAGGAGGCAGTTTATAACCAGCCTTGCAAGTTCCAAAGTCGTCAGGATTGCTTGCTCGTTCCCATCTCGTGATGTATGGGCATGTTAATGATCATTGCCAACGGAAATCCGAACTAACACTATGTACTCATAGTATCGCTAGTCCTCGACCGGTCATTTCTGACAGTTTAGGGCGTATGGGTTACCTTTGATCGAAAGGTATTTTACTGAGTCTTTGTTTAATTGCCAAAAGTCGTTGTAGCCTGTGAAAAGCCAGTTTTTGTATATTGTATGTCTGTGGGTTTTAAAAGAGAGATTGTGGAGGGATTCTTGGAAGCCTATGTATTTGCCTTTGCGGTTAAATTTTAGTATTAATAAGTTCAAATCTTTTTCTTCTGATACATCTAATAGTTGTTCTGTCCATTCTTCTAATAGCCTAATTTCACCATCAAATAAAAACTGGTGAAACGGAAAATCTGCATATGATTTACATTCTACGTTAAAATATTTCCACTCGTCGGGTGGTATTATGTCTCCTCTGAAAGACTGTATTTGTCCCTCGGATAAAAAATCTTTTCGTACGACATTAGAGCCGCCAACATAAGCACCCGACGACGGAGTTCTTACAAAACTCTCGTCGTACAGTTCGGATAATTCTTTTGCAACATCTCGTTCAAATGAACTACCTTTAATTTTGCTTTTACTCGGCATCCTCTTGTATTGTTATAGCACCGGAGTCTACTTCTGCTTCTACCGCGGCTTCGTTTATTGCTGTTAAATCTTCAAGTGATTCTTTTACTTCATCAACTGCTTCTTCTTCGGGTATATCCAATACACTCATTTCAGGTTCACTAAGATTTGGAGGGTCAAGTGCTTTCCATAAATCCTCTAATGTAAACCCTGAATCAATCCCGCATGAGCGGTCAATGTCAAATCCATCATCTACGTTTATTCCCTCTTTTTGAAGCCAATCTATAAACGCAGGATAATTTCCATCATCTTTAAACCCGGCTAAAGAAATAATGCCAGGTGCTTCACCTACGCTATTTGAATGCTTCCATGCTCGTTTAACTATACCTGATAATAGTTCTTCATCGTTTGTTCTTTCTACTGTCATGAAATTATTCCTTGTATCTTCCACGGTGTAAAGCAAATAGTCCCTAAACTAAAGTGATCTGCTCCATGGTCCTTATACATATTTATTGTGTCCTTCGTGTAAATTCCTCCACCTGCTATAACGGTCACTGAGGGATACTTTGTCTTTATGAGCTTCAGAATCTTTAATGTGTAAGGCACTATCGCCGGTCCGCTCAACCCACCTTTCTCCGTTTGGATCGTGTTCGAAGCGTGTATCTGAGTGTATCCGCTCGCAAGGACGGATTCTATCTCTTGTTCTGTATACGTAGGGGGTATTTTGCAAATACACCATTCTCTTTTATCCTCTGTCCATTTACTAAATTGGGTACTACTTATATTATTGCATGAACTATGCAAATTGTCAATATTTGGACAAGAAATGTTTATTTCTACAGATGCGTTACTAGGCACAATGTTATACATCTTGTGCCAGTCATTATCTTCTATTTGTGCTAAACTTAAAATTTCCCAAGGTTTGTGTTTACGTACTCCAACATGTATGCCCGGATTACGTAATCCAATTCTATTTATCCAGCCACCACGTGTTGGCCGTAAAGTCTTTACAATTTGTTTTAATCGTCCTGGTCTTGATTCTAAAGTCCACGAACCTGTTACTGATATTGTGTTTTTAAACTTTAAATAATTTCCAAATGGTGCAGATATAAAGTACATTAAAACTGTTTCAAGACACCATCTTTATTTTCTTGTGTCTTAGTTTGTAATGGTTGTGGAAAACTTAGTTTATCAAGAATCCACTCAACAGATTCGTTATCGTTAAATCGTAATGCCATGCCTATATGTTTAACACCGTCAACAAACGAAAAGCCATAATGTACTTTTTGTGTATTAACCGCATACCAACGACCGGGTTCTAACACTTCTATTTTATTATCGTAAACAAAACAATAATCTGTTGGGCGTGTATAATTTAAAAAACAAAGACATCTAACAGAATTTGTGTGTAACTTTCTCCACTTATCTCTATGAGGATATAAAAAAGAACCAGTGTTAAATTCTAAATATCCTACATCTGTAGCATTTTTAGGTAATTCCCACGAATCAGGTGCTTTATAGTATTCATATGCTATCTTTGCGCCTAGCTCGTTTGGATCTCTGCTATTTTTTATATTTGCCGAATCTTTATGAAATTCTTCAAGTTCCTGTATAACATTATCAGGGGCCCAAGCATTAAGATCAATAATATCTCCAGCGGCTTGAAATAAGTAATGTGCGTCAAATTGCTTCATAGTTGTATTTATTCTAATACGAAGTCCTTTGTTACCTCGTATGTTGTAAATCCGTTTTCTTTTGTTACTTGTAATATATCTGTAACCCTGCTTTGTAATTCGTCCTTATGACTTACAAGAAATACGTTTTTATTGCGTTCTCTTGACATTTTCTTTAATACTGCCATACTTGCTTCTACACCCATTGTATCCATTCCACTATCAATAAGTTCGTCTATACATAACAAATTAATAGGATGATTTAGATTTTCAAACACATCTCTAAATGCCCAACTTAAACCTAGTATAAGTCTATTACGTTCTCCTCGCGATAAGTTATCAAAGTCTAAATCACGTCCTAGCTCTGTAATTTCTACATCTAAATCGTTTTTAAACTTAACATTATGTGGTAGTCCTAGATCTAACAAGTATTTTTGTAATTTACTATTTAGATATTTTAAATTTTGTTCAACAATAAGTTTACGTATATACGAATCGGGTTTTGTTAGCATATCCTTTAAAAATTCCCTATGAGTTAAATCATCAGTTAACTCGTTAAGTTTTTTAAAAGATACGTCAGTCCATGCCGAATCTTTTAAATTTTCAATCTGTTCAGCATACGGATCAGTTTCCTTTTGTTTTGTTTCTAATTTTTCTTTTAGATTTTCTAAGTTACTTTTATGTTCATATGCATGTTGTATATTTCCATAACTTACATGTGGCTTTTCCATATGATTTCCTAAAACTACACTTGCCGCCGTAGCAGATTCGTGATCGCTTTGTGCTTTATCTACTTGTTCGTTGGCGTCTTTTAATTGTTTTTCTTTTTGCTTAATTAAAGTGCCATGACCATTTGAATGTAAATCTTGTTTACAGAGAGGACAACTTTTATTCTTTAGTTGTTCAAGGTCACTTAAAATAGAAGTACGAACATTGTCGGAATGTTTCAATGCTTTTTCTGCAAGGGATAGCTCTTTTTTCGTGGCAGTTTTTGCAGTGATCCATGCATTAAACTCATCTAGTAATTCGTGTTGTTTTAGTTCTTTTTCAATATCTATTTTGCTTAAACGGTCAATTCCTAATTGTAGATCGCTAATTTCTTTATCTTGATTCTTATTCCAAATAGTTGTACGACGTTCTAAATCTGCTATTGTTTTTTCTATTTTTGCATTTGCTTCTTGTTGTGCTTTAACTTTAAATTCTTCTTCTTTAATATTTGACTTTACTTCTTTGATAGTTTCTTTTAAAACATCAGCCTTTTCACTAAGTTGAGTAACACCTAAAATAAGCTCAATCATTTCTCTTTGTTCATGAGCTCGCAATGCAAGAAATGGTTCTGTATATGTATTAAGTGCAATTAGATGTTTAAAAAGTGTTCCGTTAATACCAAGTACTTTGTTTATTTCTGCTTGTGTATTACGTCCTTCACCTTGCATTTCATCTGTAGTGCCATTGTCAGTTTCATGTGCATCAACAATAAATTTAAAAATATTAGGTTTTCTACCACGCTCAATTTTATAAAGGTGTCCGTCCTTTTCAAACTCAACGGCACACATCATACCTTTGGCATTTGTTTTGTTTATTAAGTTGTCCTTTTTAATACTTGTTAAAGGAACACCAAATAAAGCATAACTCAAAGCATTAATAATTGTAGTTTTGCCTGTACCATTACGAGATTCGTTTGAACCCAAATCTAAATTATTACCTAATACTAAGGTTAGCATTGAGTCATCAAATGTAACCGCTTGGGTTACATTACCTATACTCATAAAGTTTTTTACAGATAATGTTTTTATATTAAGCATTAAGGAAAGATCTCCTGGCTTTAGTCGCAGACATATTATCAAGTGCTATGAACACTCGTTTAGTTTGGTGTTTGTTCATTATGTATATCGTTATAAATTATCGAAAATATATTATCTACTTCGTCTTCTTCAATAATGACAAAATCACCTAAAACATCCAAGAGTACGTATCCACCGCCTTCGCGGTACTTACGTATTTCATAATCTCCGGTATGTCCAAGATGATCCGAGACATCTAAAATTTCCATATGTTTTCGTAAATTCATAACGAATTGTAGATGCTTACTAATTTGTCGACTTTAATTGTTTCGCTCTTAATACATTGTAACTGATTTAGTACCACTTTGTCAACCGTTTCAAACTCTAATTCACCATCGGTAGTTTGGTCTTCTGTATAATCAGTATTTGTATTTGGAATCATTGTTAGTTCACGAATAGGGTATTTTTCTAGGTATATTTCCCTAATTTGATTAGCCTCTTGATACGTTATATCTATATCTAAATTGACTTTTAAATGCGATTTAGATTTTAATATATCATCTGCATTATCCATTAATGTGCTAAGATCAAGTGTTTGATATCGTGGACAGTCTACCCAATTTATGTATTCAGGAACACCTCCCCATTCTAATATCATCATACCCCTATCATCATCCCACGCATCAGCAAAGTTGTGTGGGAAAGCATTACCTATGTAATGCACATTTGATTTGTTTTGTCGCTTATGAAAATGTCCAGTAAACACATATTCTTGATTAGGAAAATGTCCCATACCTGGTCCTCCATGATCGGGCATTTCTACCATAGCATTCATTTTAAAACCGCTAAGTTCTAAATGCCCAAACATATATGGTTGTTTAAATTTAACAACTTTTTTCCATTCATTTTCAACAAGCCACGGAACAATAGCAACATCACCATCTTGTACTATTTCATTTACAATTTCAATATTTTTCCATACCTTGCCAAATGGAAGCGAATTAATCTCACGTTTTTCTCTGTAATACAGATCATGATTACCCATAATCATGTACACCTTTTCAAACGCATTGCTTAGTCGTTCCAAATTGCTTATAGTATAATTTAATGTTGAAACATTTATTTGTGCCCTATGGTGATGCCAATCTCCTAAAAATATAGCAGTTTCACAGTCCCTTGCTTGTGCTTCGGTTATAAACCATTTTATAAATTCTTCACAATCATCGTTATGCAAACGACTATTGTTTCGCATTCCAAAATGTATATCTGTAAAACATGCAACTTTTTTAAACAAATTTTTCATTTTTCCGGAACCTCTAATGGTAAAATTGATTCATCAGTTCCCCATTTTTGTGCCGATGCTTTCTTAGCCTGGAGATAGTCATTTAACTGTCTAGTGTAACTAGGATTATATCCATGTTTCACAAGTAAGTCATCACGTATGTTTTGACTCTTTTTCTCTAGGTTTAATATACGTGTAAAAGAGTTAGTTATAGCGGCTGTATAATATGCAAAAGGATTTGCCGATTTACTTTCATCAAACTGTAAACCTATTTGACTAAGTTGTAATAATGCTTGTGATCGCATTTCATCAACATATGTATAACCACGCCAGTTAGATCGCATACTGTAACGATCACATAATAGCATAAAACCTTTTGCTAATTCATCAGTAATATATCCGTGTACTGACGAAAAATGTCCATCTCTTAAATTGCCTTTCCAATGACTTCGTCCAACTTCAGTAAGTTTATCGTTGATTAATGTCCAATGTTTAAATGCTGGAAAGTTAACTTTAACATGGTAATCTGCTTCTGTCTTTGGATTCTTTTTTAGTTTTTCTTTTGGAGGGATGTGATCGTAACATGTAACTCTATAAATTACATGATTTTTAAGTTCTTTATCGGGGACCTTTATTGGTGGTTCTTGTGCCTCTAGTTTAGCCCTACGTATGTCCTTTGCGGCCTTAGTTGTTCTTATATTAATCTTGTCTAACGATGGTAAAATTATATCATAGTCAGAAAACTTTTCATCCTTAAACCAACAATAGGTTTTTTTAGATAAGTGTATCTGAGCTAGAAGATTTTTATTCGTTAGGTACTTTTTCGCGGCTTTTTTGCCGGGTGCTACTATTTTTTGCATATCAATCTACCTAATTTTGTGTTATATATATTATACACTAAGATGTGGTGAAAATCAACGGATAAATATCTAAAAGAAGAGATTACTCTATGCGTATTTTTGAAGTTATAAAATCGAATATTGATGTTGCCGTTTTTTACGGCGGAAGATTTCAGCCAATGCATAAAGGTCACTATGGGCTATATCAATCATTAGTTGAGAAGTTCGGCCCTAATAACGTATTTATCGCAACCACTTTTGGCAAAAAACAACAACAAGCACATGCCGTAATGGACTTCGATGCAGATCCTTTTACGTTTGAAGAAAAGCAATTTATAATTAATACAATGTATAACATACCAAACGAACGCATTGTTAATACACAACCATATAGACCTGATATGAGTCTAGTAGGGTTAAACAAAGAAAAAAATGCATTAATGCTTGCTTTTAGTGATAAAGATGCAGGTCGTCTTAAACCCGGTAATGTATTACGTAATTACGAACCTGGTATAAAATTAGAACCAAACTTCATTGACGGGAAAGAACATAGAGCATACATTTATACATCAGCATTATTTCATGGCGGAGCAAATGCATCAGACTTTAGAAGCGGTATGCGAAAATTAGAATCTGATGATGCTAAGAAACAATTATTTGCACATTATTTTGGTAAGATGAATGATGCAGTATATAACTTAATTAATGAGAGATTAAATGGCAGGTGACACAGACCAACGGGCGTATCTATTACCACCGGAACACATAGTATCGATAATGAAAGAAAGTCCTATTTTTGAACCTATTGTAAAATCAGGGTTTAAAGTAATATTTCCTTTTACGCCAACTATACAAGGAATACATGCCGCAGATTGGGGACCTATGGGAGTGACCCATACAAATTATCAATACTATTCCTATCAAGGATCACAATCACCGCAACTTAATTTAAGTGGTCCATTCTTTAACCAATCACAAGAGGAAGCAAAATATTATTTGGCGTGTGTACATTTTTTTAGAATGGTAACCAAAATGAGATTTGGAAGATCAGATCCATATAGAGGAGCACCTCCGCCTATATTAAAGTTTAACGCTTTTGGAGACTTAATGTTTAAAAACATACCTGTTATTATTCGAAGTTTTAACTTTGAAATGCCTCCAGCAGTTGACTTTATAGATATTGGTATTGGTAAGACTACCGGAGGATCAACATATTTTAAACAACGTGTACCAACACAATCTAATTTATTTGTAGATATGCAAACACAATACTTGCCAGGGGCTACACTTGATTGGAACTTAGAAAAATTCGCTAACGGAGATTTAGTTAGGAAAGGGTTTATTTAATGACAAAACCAACAAGCCACTATTCAACTACAACTTCTAATAACAAATACCTCGATATCTGGAACCCCCCTTCGCTACTAACAAAAACAGGTAAAGAGCAAACAGTAACAATCGAATCAAAATATGCAAATCGTCCTGATTTGCTTGCTTCAGATTTATATGGTTCTCCTAGATTATGGTGGACTTTTGCATACTTAAATGCAGATAAACTTGAAGATCCTATATGGGATTTTAAGGCGGGTCTGGACATTCTTATATTCGATCCAACTGATATAAGAAGGGTATAACATGGCCACCACACATGATGATGATGCACGTTATAATAAGGCTATAGGCGTACAAGCCAGAGGATTATCTGGCAAAGGCAAAGGAAAGTTTCTCCTCGGTAGTATGCTTGATCGCTTTAATTATACATATCATCTTAGATTTACAATGTTAAATCCAATAGAATCAATAGATATGGATCCTTCTTTAGGAGTTGTAATGGTTGAATCTGCAACAACTTCTAGGTACATTATTGATAGTTTTGAACTTACACAAACTGTTGGATGGGACAAAGTAACCCGAAGTGCTTTTGGCGGACGAGGTACTTTAGTAATTACTGAATCTGGTGGAGCATCATATTTAGATAGTATGTTACGTGCCGCAACTCTACTTAAAATACCTGATTATAAAGAAGCAACATATTTAATGGAAGTATCTTTTCCGACCGAAAGTCCATCTGATCCTATGCTACCAACATATAAGTGGTTATTTAAAATTACAGGAATGGCAGTAAATGTTTCCACCGCAGGAGCCCAATATTCTATACAAATAATAGATGTATCGCAACATGCTATTAGTAGTACAGTCGCAATAATTAACGATGTTTTAGTTTTAGATAAACTAGAAACATTTGGAGATTTTGTTGACACTTTAGAAAAAGAATTAAATGATGCCCAACAAAAGAAAGTTAAAGTAACACAAATGGTTGCCAATGAATACGAATTTATATATCCTAAAAGTTGGAAATCGTGGAAATTAGAAAACTTAGATGCACCAGATGAAAATGATCCGTTTATGCGATCAACAAACGATAATACTAAAATACAATGTAAAGTAACAAAAGGAACTAACATACTTGATTTAACGGGTTTTGCAGTAGGTAATACAGCGGAGTTTCAAGGTTGGGTTAGTGATAAAAGTTCTTCTGGTGAAGCAACAGATAGAGATAAAACGGACGAAACAAAGTTAGATACAATTAAAAAGTTTTATAGAATACAAACAGATGTAGAATATTTAAAGTATGATGTTTTAAGAGGCGAATATGCCCAGAAACTTACATATAAAATAATGAGCTACTTGGAACCTAGACTAGATGCAGGAATGGCAAAAACATATGTTCCAAATATTGGTAATGCTCAACAAGCAAAAACCCGAGTAGACAAAATGCGTAAAGCAGGATTGCTTAAAAAAGTTTATGCACACTCAGGAACAGGTATAAACACAAATGTTTTAAACTTTGATTGTACAATGAATCATTCTTACTATTCATTACAACCTGTTTTTAATTCTGCTAGTATAGCACAAATACCTGGATATAAATTTGAACAAGGCGGAAAACACAAACAAAACAAATTATTAGATGACATTAAAAAAATAGATTCAAAAATAGAAAAATTACAATCAGCGGCAAATGCAGAAAGTTCGCCAGGCGTAATAGGTAGTAGTATAGCAAAAAGCCAAGAAGACTCAGTTAAACAACGAAATCAAAAAATGGACGAATTAGTATCAACCCCTTCAGTAAATGATGAGCCCTCAGTTCCTGCACCAACAAGTAATAAAGGACGAATGACAGGATTAACGTATGCAGAATCATTTCAGGATGAAGAAGAATACTTAAATCCAAATAGTTTTCCTATAAAATTTATAGAAGATGCAAATATGGCAACTAATATGGAAGCATTTCCGGGCGGATCACATCGCGGTAGGGCATTTTTTAACACAACATATTTAAATTTAAGTAACAATGCAGATTTTGCAAAAATAGATTTACATATTAAAGGTGATCCGTATTGGTTTGGAAGTCCTAATAGTATACGAGATAATGATTGGCATGATGATGAAACCGGTTTATATGCTAACTATGAATTAGGAAGTTGTGCTTTCTTTTTTACAATGAATTTTCCGTCAACATCATTAGCATCAAGAGATTCAAATTCTCAATACGGTAGTCCTTCAGAAACAAATATGGAAAGCCAAGGAGTTAGCAATCCAACTCATCAAGGAACGGCTTCTTCTATGCTAACTGGAAAGGCTATGGCAAATAACGATACTTCAAGTAAAGGATTAACAAGTCCAGAACCATGGGTACAAGAAGCAAACGGATTAGAGGCTGTTTATCTAGTTACAAATATTATAAGTAATTTTTCTAATGGACAATTTACACAACATTTATATGGATTGCGTGATTGCACAATTAATATATCTTTAGTTTATGACGAGTTAAAAGGCGACATAGACTTAGTAAAACAACATCAAGATTTTTGAAATGGATAAGGAATAATGTCAGGATCAATAGAAAGTGGTATACCTAATCGCTATAAGACAGGTGCAGGATTATATAATAAAATGTCCGGCATCTATATTGGCAAAGTAAAAAAGAATGAAGATAAAGAAAACCACGGCAGAGTCTGGGTATGGATTGGCTCAACTGGATCTTCTGAAGATGATGAACGCTATTGGCTTCCTGTTGTTTATACTAGTCCATTTGCAGGAGCAACAGATCAATTAAAAGTATCACCAGGTAAAACTTATAAAGCCACACAAAAAAGTTACGGCTGGTGGGCAACGCCTCCAGATATTAATAACTATGTAATTTGTGCATTTCCTGAAGGTGTGCCGTGGGGTATATGGTTTTCTTGTTTATATCAAACCAGTACAAATCAAACAGTACCGGGTATTCCTTATGATACTACTACTGCTGGAGAGTTTCCGGCGGCTAACAAAAATAGATTATCGCAAGGTAAAAAAGATACAACATTCCCGCCACATGATATAATAAAAGCCGGACTTACTACCCAAGGACTAGAAAAAGATAAAGTACGTGGACTAACAACTAGTGGAGCAAGACGAGAAAGTCCGAGTAAAGTATTAGGCATACTAAGTCCAGGACAACATCAGTTTGTTATAGACGACGAGGATCCTGATAGTGGTATACGATTGCGTACTGCTAATGGTGCCCAAATTTATATAAATGATACCAATAATTTTATCTACATTATTAATAAAGATGGTAGCAGTTGGGTTGAAATGGACGGTGACGGCCAAATCAATATGTATGCAAAGAATAATATTAACATACATAGTGAAGCCAATGTTAACATACATGCTAATCAAGATATACGTATGCAAGCAGATAATATTGTAGGTATAAAAGCACTTGCCGATGTACATTTAGAAAGTGTTGGCAAAATGAATATCCAATCAGGTGATAATTTAATGATAACAACGGATGCAGATGGCAATATAAAATGTGCAGGCGGATATAAAGAAACTGCAAGTAGAATTGACATGAACGGGCCACCAGCGACTGCCGCAACTAAATTAACACCTAATTCGTTAGGCGAAAATAAAAATGTAACGTCTAGCATAGCAGTAAAAGTTCCAGAACACGAGCCGTGGAAAGGACACATAAATCAATAATGTGGATAGGCACAGACTGTCAACAAGACGAAGTGTTTGATAAAGACACTTACACGTGGCCAACAGGACAAAAATATACTGGCGAATTTACAAAAAATCCAAATACAAATAAAAATAATCCACCAATGATTCCGCACGGCAATGGTACATGTGAATATCCGGACGGAAGAAAATTTGTTGGTACATTTAATTTAGGACAACCTGTAAAAGGAGAATGGAATGTAGCAACAGATATAGTACAGGATAACAAAATGTATACTTCTGATGGCAGAGTATACGAAGGAAATTGGAAAGACGGTAATGCTAAGTTAACATTGCATACGGGTACAATATATGAAGGTGTCTTTAAAAACGGAAAAATAATTAAAGGAACAATGACATATCCTTCTGGAAGGAAATGGAATGGTAAATTTGATGAAGATATGCAACGATATATTCATGATCCAGTAAAAGAAACAATAGTACCTAGAGGTAAAAGAACATACTATGGAGAAGTTAATAAATTTGGCGAAGAAGATGGCATAGGATATTTTACTATCGAAGATGGTACACAAGGAGCAGGCGAATTTACTAACGGATGGTTATCGGGCATTTCAGTTTTACAAAGAGCTTCAGGAGAAACATATGCTATTGATAGAAAAGGCAACAGTAAAGAAGGACACGGCATTTATGTTTGGCCAGCAAAGAATGCATACGAAGAAGATACATGGTATATCGGAGAATTTAAAAACGCAAAACCAGAAGGGTTTGCAATATTCAAAACAAGTTATGGATATACATGGATTGGCGAAGTTAATAGATCGTGGATGCCAGTAGAAGGCCGCGGAAATTGGTTTAATAGATATAATCAGCCTGTAAAATTGCCTATATGGATTGGTGGTGAAAAAAAGTTTGAAGGCTTTGGTACAAATATTGCTTCAAACGGAGTATACTATCAAGGAGATTGGGTTAATGGACAACGACATGGCTGGGGTATTCATACTAAACCAGATGGATATAGATATGAAGGCGAATTTAAACACGATAAAAAACACGGCAAAGGAATATTTTTTAAGGCAAAACATAATAGTGTCTACGAAGGCGAGTTTGCTTATAACCTACCTAATGGTTACGGAATACGTTATAACCCAGAAGGCCCAGGCGGCCCAGTTATACATAGGGGAACATTTAAAAACGGGTTGTACTACGGAAAAGGAGAAATGCGATTTAGTGATTGCACATCCTTTTTTGGCACGTGGAACAACGGTAAATTAATTAAGGAGGATGTAAAACGATATGAAGAACACACAGGAACACAATACCCAACTTGAAGCAGGTAATCTTAATAACGGTATTGGCATCAAAAAGTATAAACTTAAAAAACATGCCGGAGTTTTTAAGCATAATATAGAAAACGGCGTAGGCATTACAGAATGGCCATCGGGTGCTAAACTATATGGTTATTTTAAAGATGGCACAATAAACAGTTTAGGACTTTTTATAACAAGTAATAAATTAAGATACTATGGTAAAATAAAAGATTTCAAGCCTGTTAATAATAAACATTGGTTTGATGATAACAACAATGCAGTTAATTTTACCTTGGAAGAGTCAGTCAATATATTTGCAAAAGAAATAAGTTAAATATATGTAAGGAATATTTTAATGATAACAGTAGCACCAACAGTTGATTTTAGTATTTTTACAGCCTCAACGACTGTCGACACAACAACAAAGGCATTAATAACCAGTTTTTCATTAAGTACGGCCGGTAAATCGTTTATTTTATCGCAAACACGTTATCGCCCTGTAAGAATATATCAAAACGGATCATATCAACAAGGTTATTATAATACTACTCTTGATTTTGAATATGGGCTAACCTCAACAGAAGCATACAGAGTATACGAACAAGATGTTGCAGATGCCGCAATATTTGTTAAAAACTTTTATCCCGACACTACAACATGCACCCAAAATCAATTTGATGTGTTAGTTAGTTTATATTTCTTTGAAAGAAATTTACGAACATTTATAGGTAATTCAGGTACATACGATATACAAACTGCATTCTTATCTGGTACTGCTGAAAATTTTGCAAATATATTAATGGATACATCTGCTAACAGACAACGACATTTTAAGGAAGCAAAAATATATGCCTTAGGAGAGTATGGAGATGCGTTAACTACGGCGTGGCTTCGCAATGAAGGTATACAGTATATGCGAGCTAATTATCCGGATAATTTTCCTAGTGCGGCGAGCAGTCCAACGACCGAGCAAAAAAGGCAAGCTCGGTTATCCTATTACCGTGAAGTTCAACTTTGGCTAACAGGAATGACCGAGCTTGAAAAGCAAGATACAACTAACTTATATGATCAAGTTGTTGCAGGAACAATTGATCCTTTAAAGGCATTAATTGTTAAATGAAACTATTTTATTATTATTATTATCTTCCCAATTTACCATATAATCCCATTCAAAAATAGTAACTTTACAATTACCAAATTCAGAAGTTCCAGGACCATCATTCCAAGTACCTAATTTTTTCTTTGGATTCTTATTTTTGAATATCATCTCTGCAAAATCTTCCCCAGAGCCATAATCATTTGGTCCATTTAGTGCCCAATTAGTAAAAAGCGGATTCGAATTATCAAACCATCTCCAATCACCTTCACTACTCAAATCAGTTAATCCTATTCTTAATGTATACCCTGATACTTTATTGATTTTATCATTCAATTGGTTATAAAAATAATTTGCAATAAATTCATTTTCTTCATTTCCTTCAATTTTCACAGGATACGAATTGAATTCTTTTGATAGATTTTTAGCTATTGACCAAGTAACACACTTATTGGTTAATGCGTATGTATGGTTTTGATAAACCGTAAAATGTGAAAAGTGTTCATCAATATGTGGACGAGCCATCTCTAAGGATTCAGGCTTAGAAGGAATAACGGCCAGGATTTTCTTTTCGCCCCGAACACAACGGACACTGTATTCTTTCGACTTATCCTTTGTTTCATCAGTCAAGGTCCAAAATTGTTCATAACGGCTATCATCCGGATAATCTCCTTTTTCAGGCAAAGTCCAATCATTGAATCCTTCGAGATCCAGATTTTTGCAATATTCAACAGCACCATACCAATTAAGGTGGTAATCAAATGCTTCTTTCTGCCACATCAGCCTGGTTGTTGGTTTATTAGTTGTTGGTTTATTATTAGAAACGAGTTTCTCGGGCGTTTTATTAACAACTTTTTTAGCAACAGACTTCCGTTTCTGTTTTTTATTCTTAATTTGTTCAAAGAGCTTGTTAGATTGCACAACCTGATTCATAGCAAGTGTCTGATTGTTCCTCTCAACTACTTGAATTCTATTTTCAAGAGTTTCGTTTTTCTTAGATAATTTTGCTATTGTTTCAGATTGTTCTTCAATGTAGGTATTTGCAGTTTTCCTATTTGCTCTGCAAGTTTCCATTTCATCCCGTGGAACTTTTATTAATGTCGACACTACAAAAGAATGTCCCATAAAACTTCCACCATGAAAGTTACTGTATCGTTCTAAATAGCGATCCTCGGTTGTTACATTTCCCATATATAATTCTGCTCTCATTTTAGCAAACGAATTACCTTGGGTCAATGTATCAATTACACCGCCATTACCGCCAATACTAACATCTTTATGTTCTTCAATAACAGAAACATTAAGTCCACAGTAACGAGCAAACGCAATCATGGCATCATTAAATGATTCATTTTTTGCATCTTTACGTTCTGAACGTCTTGCTGACATTCCAACAAAATAAAATGCATCACCTTCTTTTGGAGTTTTTCGCAACCAATCAGGTTCTATTGCAGGCTCAGTATGATCTAGTTGAGAATATCCTGATATTTTTACTTTGTTTATTTCTTGAGATTTTGCTTTTGGAGTAGTAGCCGTCGCAGTTGAACAACTAATTATAAACGGAAGGAGTAAGTATAAAATCTTATCCTTTATTGTTATATTTTTCATTTTGCCTTTATTTGCCTAAGTTTAAAAGAAAGGAGTGACCTAAGCCACTCCTGAGTGAGTTTATTGAGTTACAGGTGCCTCAAGTGGGCTAACTTCAGTTTGAAAAAAGTCATCATCGTTGATGCCTTCTTTTTCAACTATTTCCCAGAACTTAAGACTATTGACTGCCTGCTCTTGAGCGGCCGCCGTTACTGCATTACTTGCTTCTTGCTTTGCTTTAAAAACATTATGCTTGGCAGTATTACCAAATGCCTCAATAAAATGTTTCTTTGGCATTGACACAAGTGCAAAATACTTGTATCCTGGGCGTCCGACCATGTCGGCTTCACGCTCAAAATACCACTTAGTAGTACGAGCACCTTTAAGTACATTCATATGAACGAACTTATAATAGCCCCTTGAACCTATTGTTGGTGCAAGTGTAGCACCATCAAGACCGAAACCTAATTCGGCTTCTTCATACTTTGCTTTTGCTACGGTACTCAAATACTCCATACCGGAGAACAACGCATCACGTTTCGCGGCACGTCTTGCCGATTTTTCAGTGGCGTAAAGTGAACTTACACCAGTAAAATAAATCAGATCTCCATCAAGCAATGGTTCATTCATTACCCACTCAGGACGATCAGATTGGTCTGGATACGTGATTGGTTTTAGTTGCTGAACAGTAGTAGTAGCAATTAAACTATCACTAACTGACGAACTAATCGATGGCCTTTTGTCACTACATCCGACAGCCACCATTGCAATTACCATTGCAACGAGGATATTTTTCATAACATTCCCTTTCAATTAAGGATTAACAGTTAAATTATGTGTTTACACGATGCAAACACTTCTGACCTCATGCAATTATTATACACTATGCACACTCTAGAGTCAACCTCTTTTTTAATTTTTTTTCATAATAGAGCCATTTTTTTGCAAAATCGCACGATTTTGTTTCATTTGCCCAAGGGCCACCTAGTGTATAGTGATAAATTTTTATATTTTTGATTGGATTGTATTCGCCTACGAGGAAATTATAGTGTATAGGCATTTTACCTATAAAGGGGGTTTCGGTCCATCTAAAGTGCATTAAATCACTTGCTGGAGCATTATTAACATAAGATAATGTTAACTTTCTGCAATCAGGATGTCCGTTATTAAACAACATAAAACTTGCCCAATTCTTACGTGGAAAGGCTGAATTGTGTTCATCTTTAACGCCTGAAGCAATATATTTTGATTTAGTAGGAGTATAATTATGCTGAACTACACTAACCGCTTGCATATCATTTATATAACGAAGCGTTTCCATTAGATTACATTCAACAATAAAGTCATCATCCATGAATATACTGTAACCTTCAAATTTACAAAAAGCAGGACACATAAATCGAGCAATAGTGTGATCTGTATTTTGATCCGGTGCTCGTTTTCTAGTCCATCCTGCTAGGTGCTGAGGATGCATAGGAAAGATACGAGCCTCAGGATTATATGTTAAAACGCTTTCTTTACACACATCCGACACATGAGGGCGTTCATGTGTGAGTCCTATGAAGATGTTTAATTTAGGTAGTTTTTTCATCGATAAATATATAAAATTGAAGGTACTTCGTATGGCTAAGATTCTATTTAAAGGTTACTCAACAATCGATAAGAAGATTGGAAGTACGCAACTTTTTGATTTAAATTTAGCAAAACAAGATTTAATGAACCATTTTTACACCAGACGTGGTGAACGTGTAATGGAACCAACTTTCGGTAGTCTTATCCCTACATTGTTATTTAACCCGATTAATAACGATATGGATGATATAATTTTACAAGATGCTGAATCAATTATAGATACAGACCCACGTTTTGAATTAGTTACAGCAGATACCACAATTAATGCAGATGCTAATTCAATTACATTAAACTTATTATTAAACTATACACCAGATGATAAACAAGTAACTATGGAGTTACAATTCGACGCAAGAGCTGAAGAGGCAGTATAAATGGCAACAACATTACGACAGAAAAAACTTTTAGCCGCTGAAGATTTCACGGCTTTGTATGAATCATTTGCAAGTGCAAATTTTAAAGCATACGATTATGATAGTATCAGAGAAGCATTAATTAACTATGTACAAGACAATTATGCTGAAGATTATAACGATTGGATTGAAAGTAGTGAATTTGTTGCTCTAGTAGATTTGTTTAGTTTCATTGGACATAGTATTGCATTTAGATTAGATTTAACAACTAGAGAAAATATTCTTGATACTGCAACTAAATCTTCAAGTGTTTTAAATCTTGCAAGATTTGTTGGATATAATCCAAGCAGATGTAATCCTGCAACAGGTTTATTAAAATTAAAAGCATTACGTACAACAGAAACCATATACGATTTTAATGGGACTGATATAGGTAATACTGATATAATTTGGGGTGATGCAAGTAACACCGATTATTATGAACAATTTATTACAGTATTAAATAGGGCATTTCAAACTATTAATCAATTTGGAAATCCTTATAAAAAAGGAACAGTTGATAACATATCAACTGAAGTATATAAATTAAATTCTAATACAGAAAAAGCAGAGGTTACATATCCTTTTACTGCTATTGCTAATGGATCTTCTCATTCATTTGAAGTTGTTAATGGAACATTTAAAGATACTGAATATTTTTACGAAGACGATCCAGATCCAAGTGCCGCAATGAGTTTATATTATAGAAATGATGGAACAGGATTTTTAAGTAAGGATACTGGATTCTTTGTAATGTTTAAGCAAGGGTCATTGCAACATACAGATTATACATTAGATAAAGCAATAGAAAACAGAGTTATAGATATTGATACCGAAAATATTAATAATACTGACGTATGGGTACAAAATATTAGTGCCGATGGTACTGTAACAACCGCAAACAAATGGACTAAAGTAGATAGCACCGAAGGTAACAATGTAATATACAATTCATTAAACAAAAACATACGTAAGATTTTTTCTGTAATTTCAAGATTAAATGATACTATTAGTATTAAATTTGCTGATGGTAACTATGGTGAAATTCCACGTAACCTAATGAGAGTGTGGTATAGAACTAGCAATGGCGACACATATGTTTTACGAAGTGCTGATGTACAAGATGTATCTATAACAATTCCATATATTGGAATTGATGGATTGTCATATGATTTAACATGCACATTTGATTTAGAGTATACTGTTAGAACTGCTACCGCAACCGAAAGTGTAGATAATATTAAACAAAATGCACCATTAGTTTATGCAAGTCAAAACAGAATGGTTTCAGCACAAGACTATACAGTATTTCCATATACTCAAAGTAGTGCCGTTAAAAAAGTAAAAGCAGTTAATAGAACCAATATTGGACATAATAGATTTTTAACATTTAACGATCCAACCGGCGTATATACTAATCTTAACATTTTTGGATCAGATGGGTACATTTACAAAGATTCATTATTAAAACGAAAAATTATAACATTGCCTAGTACATATACAAATCAAGAAATAGCAGACGATTTAATGACTAACATGTTATTTGATGCTGATGTTATGAATTTTTATTACGAGAATTATCCTAAGATTACTGGAACACCTTATTTGGCATCTTCGGATTCAGCAGTAAAAATCTTTAGACAAGTGTCAAGTACGTCAACAACATCAACTGGATATTTTAAAGTTGGTGGATCATTAACAACAGCGGCGGCAGTTGGCACTAGTTACACAACAGATACAATTTTAAAAGTTATTAAAAAAGATGCATTACTGGGGTTTGTAGAACCAGCAACTGGAGATACTGAAGAGTCAACATGGGCGTCAAGTACTGCACATACAATAACATGGGCAAAAGTTTTAAGTGTAACAGGCTCAGGGTTAGGTACATTTGATACTGATGGAAACTATACTGGTAAAGATACTGCTGGTGTCGGAACAATATCACTTAGTCAACGTATACCCGATAATGCTAGAATTCGACATGCAGTACCACATTTTAGAAGGAAGTTTACACCATCTGAACGAGATTTAATTGTTGAACAATTATCTTTAAAAAATAGTTTTGGTATAGGATACGACGAAGGACTAGATTTATGGTGGATCGTAGACGAAGATAACATCAGTGAACCATCAACTACATTTGTAAGAAATGTTGTTCAAGATAATACAAATACTAATCCAAGTTGGATTATACGTGCTGAAGTTAAAAATAATAAAATAGAATTCTTAATTAGACATTCTAGGTATATTTTTAGTAGTGATAAAGAAGTACGTTTTTATAATCCAAATATTAAACGATCAATTGATGTAGACACAAATAAACCTGTTGTTGACCAGATTAGTGTATTAGGTACTAATACTAAACCTGGAGAAACAACATTAATAGGGTCTGATATTAAATTTAATCCTGTCGGAACAGTAACATATAATGATGGATACAGCGATCCAACTAAATTAATTATTTCTCCAGCAGATGAGAACTTAGATTTAGTACCAGATTTTCCAGATTCATTTGAACAGATTGTAGGTGCCGATACAAACAAAATATATTTTAATAAAGTAACTGAGGGTGGATACGAATATGAACGTTATACTCCTAATACTACAACTACAACAAAAACAGGACGAGCGACATTAAAATTTCAATGGAAGCATTATGCAACTGATGAAAGAAAAATCGATCCATCAGCAAGTAACATTATTGATATATTTGTATTAACAGAAAATTATGACAACGAATTTAGAGAATGGTTAGCGGCAAACGGATCGGTTAGTACAAAACCAGCCGAACCAACACAAACAGATCTTAATACATTATTAAGTGGTATAAAAGATTATAAAATGAGTTCGGACGAAATTGTCTTTAAACCAGTAAAGTATAAAATATTATTTGGACAGAAAGCAGATTTAGAAATGCAGGCTAGATTTAAAGTTATTAAAGCACCGGGCATAAACCTAACAGACAACGAAATAAAAAGTAAAGTAATTACCGCAATAGATGCGTATTTTAATGTTGAAAATTGGGATTTTGGTGAAACATTCTATTTTACAGAATTATCAGCATACATACACCAATCATTAGCAGGTATTGTAAGTTCTGTTGTTATTGTTCCTGTAAGTCAAGCAAGTGTATTTGGTGATTTATTTCAAATTACACCAAACTTAGATGAAGTGTTTATTAGCTCAGCACACATAACAGATGTTGAAATTGTTTCAGCATTAACAGATACTAATTTAAGAACAACTGCAACAACTGCAACAGAATCAAGTACAGAAGAAATTGTTACCACATCGTTTGTAGGTGGTAGTACATCAACAGGGTCGTATTAATGGCAGATATACCTCATGTTCCTAAGGTAATAAAAGACACTACTAAACCAGGAACTAATAAAGCAGTCGAACGTAAAGAGTTTTCTAACCTATTACCTTCCTATCTTCGAACAGATACTAATAAAAAAGTTTTATCAACTATACTAGACTTTTTAATGAGTAATGGTAATACAAGACAATATAGCCAATATTACGGAAGAGCAAAAGGTGGATATCATACAGCCACACAAGACGAAATAGCAAATCTACTTAACGAGTGGCAAAAGAATTATAGTTTTAGTCCCGGTTGGTTTAGTCAAGATCCGGGAACAAAAGAAATACAGTTAAGTCTAACACAAGATGATGCATATACAGAACTTAAACGACACGGAGTAAATGATAAAGATTGGAATGATGTTTTTGAGCATTCGGCATATTCATGGAGTCCTCCTATTGACCATGATAAGTTTATTAACTATGAACAATATTATTGGATTAATTGGGCGTTAGTTCTTGATGTACCAACACTTGGTAGTGGAGGTTCTGTTATTAACGAAATAACTGCAAATGTTACAACCCGAGAGGGCGTGTCTGTTGCATTAGAAACTGGAATGGGACTTAAAAATCTTGGTAACTTCCATTTTAAAGTATCCGGTGTTGGCGATAGCATAAGACTTGACGAAAGACAAGCCGCAGATATAATAACACGAATAGGTACTACACGAGAACAACACGAAGCAGATTATATTACTATTGGCCTTGGTGCAACTAACGGAAATCCTTGGAGTAGAAGTAATTATTGGATGCACGAAGATACTCTTAAAGCAATGGAAATAGGGTGTGCTTGGAGTGCTTCAGTAACATATGCCGCCGACGATATTGTTAGTCGCGATGGAGAATTTCGCATAGCAAAACAGATAGGAGGTAATATAAATCAAGATCCGTTATCTGATAATACATTAACATATTGGGGTCCTGGTATTAAAGTATTAGATCCGGGTGCTCGAGCTACACGACCTATTATAGAATTTAATAAAGACATAGAAATATATAATCATGGTTTCGATCATGCGGCAGAAGTTGGCCACATTACATCTGCTAGTATCGCTGATATTGTAGGTAAATCAAGTTATTCATATAAATCTGGTGCAGACGATGTATCTTTTGGTAATGGACAATCAGTACTGTTTATAAATTCGACTACAGATATTAATAATAAAATGTATACAATTGGTGGAGTTGGTTCTGCAATTACATTAACAGGCGAAAAAACATTTACAACTGGACAATCAGTACTCACACACAAGCGGGACACTGGCACCTCGGCAACAAAAATCTATATGGGTTCTCGTTATCACTTTAATGGAACGACCTTTGTTACTTCCCAACAAAAGACTGCAAGAGGACAAGCACCTTTATTTAATTTGTATGATAAAGATAATGTATTGTTAGATAATACAACAAAATACCCAGATAGCAACTTTGCTGGTAGTAACGTTTTTACATATGCAACAGATACAACCGGTACTACTGATACAGAATTAAATTTTAATCCTGTTATTGAAACAATCGGATTACAGGTAGCAGATTTATACGCAAGTAATAATGATTATGTATTTGATTGGGATCAGTCTAAAAAAGAATATCAGTATAAATCAAATAATGTAGTAACTGAAATAGCAGGAATATATTATACTAAAATTGGTTCTCAATATCAAAGTGGCTGGCATGAAAGTAATTACGAAGCATACACTCCTGTCATACAAGACATTGAAGTAGGTTCGACAACAAGCGATACTCGATATTCTGGATGTGTAACAGGAACAGTAGGATTAAATGGAAAATATGAAATTGATACAGGAACTAATACTCCGTATTATTCACGAGAATTTTATGTACATTTTGAAGGGAATAAATTTTCATGGTTTGTTAAAAAAAATGGACGGTATCATCAAATTCCAGCAGAGCCAAATGAAACTAATCCTAAATTATATTTTCCATCTGGTAAAGATATAACAATTAATTATTATAGTGAAATCGAAGGATTTAAAATTACTGATCCAACCGGTACCGTTCCCGCCTCTGGAATTACTAATAATAATGCAACATCAGGTACAATAACAATTAATATTGATAAAGCAACATACCCGGTATTACGTTATAACGCATATCCAACAAGTACTGTTTACGGAGAGATATACCTATTTGATGAAAAACAAGAACATGGAAGACCTTTAGTATATAGAAACGGAATTATACAAAAAGAAGGAACACAGGTACAAGCAGAAGCTCAAACTGCTGATTGGTATTTAAGTGGATCAAAAATTACATTTCCATTTTTTACAACAGAAGGCAGCCAGGGTAGAACTGTAACATTTGATTCAGTAACAGGTGATTATATTATACCAAGTGAAACTAGTAATGAACTATTAGAAGTAACTACAATACAAGAAAAAGATGTTATTAATATTGAATATTATATTGATGAACCGCGAGCTACTGATGTATGGGATGATTGTGCACCATTAACTAAAAATCCTAATTGGGAAAATCCTGCCAGTTTAAGTTATGGTAAGTTATATAAACATTTTACTACATGCTTACGAAAGCAACCATTACTTGAAGGAGCATCTTCGGGTAAGAATAATTCTAGAAATATTAGATCATTTAACACAATACCGGGTACAATATTACAATATAAAAATCCGGCATTAATAAGTGGGTTGATTTTAGATAATCCTTTTGCACCAATTATGCAAAGTATTTTTTGGTATGCACAACAATATGAAGTGTTTAAATTTAAGTTACTTAATGCATTTGATAACGCAATGCTAGGTAAGGATTATACATTATTATCTCATAGAGAATTACTTGATGATGCACTAATTGCATTAACTAAAGGAAAGACTAAAGGATTCTCCTTTAGTTTAACAAATCATGTTGCATATAAAGGGTATACTGAAAAATCATACGTAGGGGATGGCACTACAACGGCTTTTGCGTTACCAACCGGATGCACATATGGCACAACGCCAACAAGTCAAAATATTGAAATATATGTTAACGACACAATACAATTACTTGGTACTCAAGCAGGTTACAACTATACTATTAGTTCTAACACAATTAACTTTAGACCCGATTCAATACCAGCAAATGAAAAAATAATTTTAATTAGATATGCTGATGCAATTGAAGATAATTTTATACCACATACACCAGCAAGTTTAGGTATTAATAGATTATTTAAACCTTGTGTACGTAATTTTACAAGTACAAATAAATCTGTTGTTACTCATGCACTTAAAATGCAAGCACTTAATAATGGGCCTCGTACAATTAAAATTCATGATGGATTTAATTATTTTATACAAGGACATGATGGTAGTATGTATCCTGTAAGTGATCAAAATAATTTAACAAAATCGGAAAATGCACTATTAGAATTTGAACGAAGAATTTATAATCAAGTACAAAAATATAATACATTTGATACAAACGGAATATATCATCTTTCTATTACTAAAGACTTACGACAAACTGCTCCTAAGTTAATTAGAAAAGAATCAGGTGCTATTTGGCAAAAATTATTTAATATAGATCCATTTGAATTTACGTTTGATGTAACTGATAAATTTAGAGTAAATTATAATGATCTCAATAATTCCGGTCATGCATTAGGACTTATTAAAGAAAAATTTGGAACTTCTCGACCAGACATTGAACCATGGAGAATACTTGGATATCAAAAATATCCTGAATGGTGGGAAACTTATTATACGTGGAAAGATACTGCTAATGGTGGTGACGATACAAAACGTGCAAATCTTATAACGGCTATTCAAGCAGGACATTATAATAGTCCGGGCGATTCAACTAAAAACTTTGATTCACGTTATGCAATTGATTCCACAATAGTAGGTAATATTGTTTCTGTTACAGGTGAATTACAAGATCCTGTTACTGCAGGTATTATTTCCCCAGCAAGTTTTAATACATTATCAAAAGGACAATTAGTAAAAAATTATGTATGGAATGATTACGGTCCAGTACAAAATGCATATGATCATAGTAGTTTTGCTCGCTTTGTAGAAGTATTAGAGTTTTATGTTGGGTTTGCTAATGAATATGCATTTAGATATTTTGATTCACAGAAATTTAATACGTCTGGTACTAATATAACAGACATAGATGGCGGAAGAACTACGTTTACAAATTATATAACAAATGGCGAGGTAACGTCAACCGGAACAGTAACGAAACAAATTGGAATACAAAATTTATTGTTTGAGTTTATGTTATCACAAGGCAAAGATAATACATTATTTGGAAAAACACTACGGAACTTACAACCACATATCTTATGTAAAACAAATAACTTTATTATTGATAATAGAACTGCTATAAAATTACCTATAAGTTTTAATTTACAATCAGGTAATACATTACCAGAAGAAAACCAGCACATATTTTTATATGAAAGTCCGGCAACTGAAAGGTTTGTATACAGTCAAATAAAAGTAACAAAAGTTGCAACAGGCTTTAAATTAAGCACATATGATACTATTGGTAGAGAAATAAAGTATTATGCTCCAAAGCCAGCAGTAATATCAACAGATGTTGTTAGTGCTAGTAAAATTCAAAAGAAACGATATACTACAACTGAAACTATATTAGATACACAAGTAGTTTTAAAAAATAATCAAGAAGTAGTCGATGTGCTAAGAGGAATATACAATTGGTATGAAGCCAGCGGCATAGCGATGGACAAGTCATCAGATGCGGTTGTAAAACAATATATTGTTTGGGGCGAAGTAACACAAGCAATAGATAATAATGTTACAGTAAGTTTTTCGACAAGTAAAATAACAGTTACTAAAACATCAGGTACAGTATTGTTAGATAGAGAGTTAGGTTATCAACATATTAATGGTTTTAAAACCACAGGTGGTATTATAAAAGATAATGATGTAGAAGTATTTCGTACAGGACATGATTTTGAAATAACACATACAGCAGATGTTGGTTGTTTATATTTTAAAATATGTACATATGAACACGTAATAGCAGTTGATAATACTACCCAATTTAATGATATTGTGTACAGTCCGTTATTAGGTATTAAACAGCCACGAGTTAGAATATCAACAATAGGTTTATTAGACTGGACAGGACGACTTACCGAGCCAGGATACATGATTAAAAGTAATACTATTGAGCCTAATATTGAAACAAGTGTTAAGCAAATTAGTACTGATTACTTTGCAGTTGAACAAGGCATTGCTAATGAAGAATTATCTAAAGCATTGCGTTACAACATTGGTTATTCAGAAAAAGAATTTTTACGTAATATAAACACAGATAATGATGTAAGTTTTGAATTTTATAGAGGGTATATCCAAAATAAAGGTACTAACGAAAACTTTAATCGTTTACAAAGAAACAAAAATACACTATACAATGATAGCAATAGTGTAACATCTATTAACGAAGAATGGATGATTAAAGAAGATGATTTTGGTTCTACACGTGAAAATGAAACATTAGAATTTGTTGTTCAACCTAGAGATTTTAATCAAGAACGACAATTAATAGAATTTTCTAAGTATCGAGATCCTTCAAACAAAGATCTTAAAGCAGATACTAAAATTGAAATACTTGCTAATGATGCAAGATGGGTATGGAAACCAACTGATTTAAGTACGGGTGCTGAAAATTGGTGGGATGATTATACATCTGAAATTTTTAGAGTTACAGTTTCAAAAATTGGACTTAAAAATGTATTTCAACTTGATGGAGTAGTTCGTCCAATACTTGTTTTAAATAAAGGCAAAAAATATAGATTTGATAGTACCGATTCTTCTGTTGACAACGATGCATTGCTATTTTCAACTACACCAAATGGTACACATAATAGCGGAACCACTTATAGTACAACAGTAAAATACTTTTTAGAAGGCGTTGAAAAAAATAAAGCAGATTATCTTGCAGGACATTCAACTGCTACTTCACGATACATAGAAGTAGTGCCTACATCAGATACTGGTGATAGATTATATTATTATAGTAATAGTAATTCTGATATGGGTATGACACTAATCATAACGAATAATGAATATGGTTTTAATACAGATATATTTTATGATCGGGCCATGTATACGTGGAATATGGCTGAAGCAGAAAGACGACAATATACCCGATGGCAAAAAACAGAAGATCCAGAGGGTGATCTTCCGTATTCAGGCTATGCATTATTAAGTGAAGCAGATCATTATGTACAAAAATTAACTGATATACCAGATTTATATAGTAAGTTAAGTCTTACATCATATACAGAATGGTCGGCGGCAAGTAATTATAATAAAGGCGACAAAGTACGTTATAAAGGTAAACTGTGGGAAGCACAACTCGGAATGACAAGTTATGATGGTAAAAGTTGTGCAGTAAAAGGAGCAGATCAAAGCGGTGATACAATTACTGTTGATGGATTAACACAAAAGCCATTAATAGGTACGTTATTAACATGGGTAGGTGCTGATGTTGATGAAACTGTTCCAACGCAAACACATCATGTAGAAGAAGTAGAAAACTGGGATGCAACTGCTGGATCAGCAGACTTAGTTATATACCCACAGAAAGTAACAAAATCATCAGATAATGCTTCAATTACATTAAATGTACCAACACCAGCATTATGGATAATAGACGGAACAGGATACGAAGGATTTTATTTAGATGAACCTAACTGGTTAGCAGTCGAAGATACACTTGGTAATTCAAGAATTTGGGTTAATCAATATGATGATAAGGGCTGGAATATTTTACAGTTAATGGATTATGATAATACTACATTTACAAGCCAAACAACAACAGCAACATTAGAACCTACAAATGCTATTATAGAAATTTGTAAAGGAGTTGTTACTGGAGATGAAGCACAAATACAAACTAAAGGCAATCATAATCTTAAAAAAGGTGATTATGTAGTAATTACCGGAGTTGCAACTGCTAATACAAATGTAAACGGCATACACAAAGTTATTGGATTTCCAACTGGAAGTAACAACGATGGCTCGTTAAGAGCAACAGACCACTTTTTAATTGACGAATATGCTTCGGAAACATCAACAATAACAGAAGGTAAGATGTTTGCATTTAAACCAACACGTTTTCAAACAACTGCACAATTAACAGCCACCACATCAAATGCAGAATACTTTTGGAGAGATGGTGCTATTGCATATGTTGATTATGATGCTACGTATAGAGGATGGGCAGTATATCAACATAATAGGCTACATGCATTAACTGTATTCTTAAAATATAATGCAGATAATTATCAAGAGGCAGTTAATAAATGTTACGGGTGGGGACCATTATCTGATTCCACACTAGGACAACCTGTTATTAGATATCAACAGTCAAAAATTGATGAAAGAAATATTGATAGAGTTATTTTATATAATGGTGACACAAATAAAAAACTTGCTGAATGCGAATTGTATGACCCATTTAAAGGTATTATACCAGGCGAAGCAGATAAAAATATAGATTATAAGAGCCTATGGGATCCTGCAAATTATAGTAATTCAACAGATACAACGTATACAGGTGATGATACAACTCACTGGGCAACTGAAAAAGAAGGTTTAATTTGGTGGGACCTTAATAATGTAGGTTATATTGAATATGAACAATCTACTTTAACTTATAGAAATAATTATTGGGGCAAAGAATTTCCGGCTTCAAGCATTGATGTGTACGAATGGACAAAAAGTTCTATAGATCCAGAAGCATGGTCGACTACCGCCGAAGGTACAGTTAAAGATGATATAGAAGTAAGCGGAACACCATATTCTATAACAGTTGAAAATAACACACATTATTATTATACAGTAGAAGACGAAATAGATGCAAATGGTGATTTAAAAACTTATTATTACTTCTGGGTAAAAAATAAAACATATGCAATAAATGCTAATAAATCATTAAGCACATTTGATATTGCTCGATACATAAAAGATCCAACTAATATGGGAGTTAAGTGGTGTGCCCCTATTGCTCCTAATGCATTAACAATAGCAAACGTTGAAGATTTAATTGAGACTAATACAGTCGTACAAGTTAGATTTAATATTAGTGAAAAATCTACACATGATGAATGGCAGACTATATACGAAAATGATAGCAGTGAAAAATTACCAGAAAAATATAAAGCAAGATTACTAGATAACTTAATAGGATTTTCTTCAGATTATTCAACACATTTAATTTGGACTTTACGAACAGATTATAGTGCATTATACAAGTATAATAGTGGTGATGTTGTAATGGCTAATAATCAATACTGGGAAGTATTGATTGATCATATGGGCGGTAACATTAGTACTGCATTATCTGCAAATAAAGTAAAATTATTACAAGAAGCAGATTCTAACGGCACATTCAATAAAGGTGATACAGTTTTATATAGTGCTAATTATTATGAGTGTTTTAAAACTCATAATTTAGGTGAAGATCCGGGCTTACCAGGATCAGGAATAACAGGATCAGAACTACCGGAAGGTGTTTGGTATCCATGGACAACCATAAATGCTAGTACAAATTTTGCAAGTTATGTTGCTCCGGCAACTACTTCGTTTGCGTTTCAACCTTGGAAAATTGTATATGATTTAGAAGATACCGACGTTGAAGTAATTACTGCATCCGCTAATACAAATTACAAAAAACGTAATAAACGATTAGAATTACCTGACACCGCTTTACATCCGTATGCTAGATATGGAAATGAAATACGGCCTAGACAAAGTTGGTTTAAAAATAGAGCCGCCGCTAAAAGAGAATTTATTGACGGTGCTAATGTAATATTAAAAGAAATTAACATAGTTGATAATGTTGGTTATTGGAGAACAACTGGTACTATTGTTTTGGATATGCAAAAGACAACATATACAAAAGGACTACATACATATAACCCAACAACATATTGGCAGTATATTGATTGGCAGGATTCTTCTGTAACAGTCGAATCAAGCTCGGAAATTGTTGCTGACGAAGCAACATTTGCAGAATTAGATGCTACAACATATACAATAAACAGTATAATTGAAATTAGTGATGACGGGTCCGGCAGGAGAGAATGGTTCCAGGTACAAAAAATTGGTGATACACAGAAGTTTGTATTAGTTAAAAAAGAAAATGCAACAATAGAAATATTAGATACATTATGGCAAACATCTAGTACAGGATACGACAGCGATATATTTGATTTTTATGGATTTGATAATGATGCTGAAGTAGAATTTGAAATTATTGCAAATGACTTATTACTAAAAATATTTTCAAAGGCATACGAATCTCGATTCAATACTATGTTTTTTAATATGTTGCGTTATGTATTACAAGAACAAAATTTTGTTCCTTGGATGCAAAAAACTAGTGAAAATAAATTTAGGCTTGTAAGTAAAGGCGACATACAACCTGGTAGTTATAATGTTGAAAATACACAAAATACAATAGATTATTATAATGAAACAAAGCCTTATCACTCTAAGTTAGATAAAGAGTTATTTTCTAAACATATGTTTGATATGCAAAATATAACACTATCTGAGATAGATGGTAGAGCTGGAACATATGGAAATGCATTAACACATGTTGCAAATATACAAATTATGCATGGTGAAGTTGATTCATACGTATATGAATATACTATGGTAGAAGATTTACATCCAAGTCGTCCGGGTAGAGATTTAGATTATGTTAAAATTCCTTGGAATGATTTTACATCAACTATGGGCGGTACAACAATATCGTGGAATCCAGGAAGTGCAATTATTGCAGTATATGTAAATGGCACACTACGTGATGCATCAACATACGAAGATATGTATATGGTTGATGGTCGTGTTGTAAACTTTAATTCTAAATTAACTGCTGGTGATAAAGTTAATATTTTATTTAATATAACCAAAAAATATTCAGAAGGTAATTTACACCCCGAAGGTGTAGATATATCTACTAATAGTATTGGCGGTGATTACATAGGATATGCAAATGCCTCATTTACAGAAGCAGAACCAGCCACAATATTCGATGGAGATGCATTTACTACACTAACCGATCCTACTGATATTATAGATGCTAGTGGATTTTATACTGCAACAGCATGGAATAATTGGAATAACGAAATGATACCAAGTTTCTTACGTGAAACAGTAGAAATAAGAGTACAAAGTAATCATTCAGGTAGTACTGTTATAACAGGATCAACATGGAGTGCTACACGATCTTGGAAAAATATAATACAGGATAGAGAAAATCATCAAAGATTTATGATTATAGAAGATAAAGGTATTACATTAAGTGGTAATATAACTGCTGATGCAACAGAATTAATAGTAAGTTCGACAACAGGCATTGTAGGCCCAACAATTGACGAGCAGGGTGGTGTTGATAATGTATTTTATTTAGATTACTTTCCTGGAAGAATATGGATTGACAATGAATGTATAGAATTTGATAAAATGATTGGATCAACGTTTTATAATTTAAGGCGCGGAATGCTAGGCACAAGTGCAGTAGCTCATACATCCGGTGCCAAAGTAAAAGATGCAAATAAATTAAAAGAAATAAATGTAAATAGATGGGAAAGTACAAATCCATTAATATCTGCTCCTAACCAACGTAACTTAGGATTTCCACGTATACCACAATGGAATGATTTAGGAGCAAGAATAAACAATAGTACGAATGATTTAGCAATAAAGCTCAAGGGCTATCATGGTACGATAACTTGATGCTAAATATTAATAACAAGGACGAATAATGTTTTTAGATACAGTAACTCCGCTAGTAGAAGGACACATACTCATAAAGGATCTCGACTCTGGTCGTGTTCTCGTTAATAAACGAAATAAAATTAATTTCGAGAATATGAGTATTACCTTAGCAAATGCGGCCGCAAATAAAGGGCAATCTATTTGGGAAATGCACTTTGGAAATGGTGGAACCAACGTTGATTCTGCAGGAGCAATAACATATAAATCTACAAATACTGATACTGCATCGGGTAGTTTGTATAATGGAAAGTTTTATAAAGTTATAGATGCAACAGACAGTAATAACACTGATTCAAGTGCGAATTATTTAACAGTAAATCACACTAACGGCCAAAATTATACAGATATTGTTGCTACATGCACAATGGCTTATGGAGAACCGGTAGCATCCGATACAACATTTAATTTAGCAGGAGTTGATCAAGGAACATTAGATAATAATGCAAGTGTTAGTGGTACATTTGTATTTGATGAACTGGGTTTAAGGGCAAGACATACAGGCGGTACATTAGGTGCAGGAAATTTACTTAGTCATGTTGTGTTTCATCCAGTTGAAAAGTCATCAAATAGAATTATACAAACAATTTATACAATAAGAATAAGGTGCGGTTGATATGGCATACACAATAACAGGAGCAGATGGTTCAGTAGTTGCAACTATCTCTGATGGTACAACAGATACGACGTCTACGCCATTAACTCTTGTAGGAAAAAATAGTACAAACTATGGGTTACATCTTAATACGAACATGGTTTCGTTATTAAATAACTTCTCAAGTTCAACAAATCCTACAAATGCAATAATTGGCCAAATGTGGTTTGATAGTGGTAATAATCGATTAAAATACCTAGATACTGGTCGCAATTGGAGAATTACACCAAACTTAGTTGTTTCGGGCACACAACCAACTAACCAGCAACAAGGTGATTTTTGGCTCGATTCAACAGATAATGTTCTTAAAGTATATTCAGGATCGACATATAGTTCAATGGGATTAGGATCAAGTAGTGCTGGTTCTGTTGTTGCTAAAACAATAAATGATAGCACGGGTTCAGCAAAAGCAATTATGGAATTTATTGCTAGTAATAAAACTATGTTTATAATGACCTCCGAGAATCAGTTTACTCCATCATCTACTGCTACACAAGCCGACGGCACTTTGTATACTGCAAATTTTCCAATAATTAAACCAGGAATAAATTTACGGCAAGATACAACAATGAATCCAAGGTATTGGGGAATAGCAAGTAGTTCTGAATATGCTGATTTGGCAGAAAGATATGAAGCCGATGCCAATTACGAGCCTGGTACTGTAATGATGCTAGGAGGTACAAAAGAAGTTACGCAAACTACTGCCAAAGGCCAGCTAAATGTTATAGGAGTTGTGTCAACTGCACCAGCATACTTAATGAATTCAGAAGCAGGAACAGATGCGACGCATCCTCAAATAGCAATGATGGGAAGAATTCCATGCAAAGTAGTAGGAAAAATTAACAAATTTGACGTAATGGTAACCAGTAATACACCAGGAGTTGCAACATCAATAAGTGGACTAATGACCCGTGAAGCATATACTAAGTATAGTAGTCAAATTGATTCAGAATTTAAAATTGGTTTTGCTAAAGCATTAGAAAGTTATGATAGTACCAGCGTTGGATCAATTGAAGTAATGATTATGCGATCGTTTTAAAAGGAAAATTTCGTGGCACACTATGATGTTATCGCTGGAACAGATACCGTTTCACAAGCACAATTTACTGAAATTTATAACAGTATAAACAAAGTATTTGGAGATCTCTATCCAGGTGCTGTGTCAACATTACTCGGTGCTAATTGTGTTAATTACAAATTCGGTTGGGGAAACAGAAACTCAAAACAACATTCCGCGAAAATAACACATTTAGATTGGAATCAATTAATTGCTCGCTTAAATATAATTTTGGAACATACTGGTTATACCTTGACAGCAGGCGGAAATTCTGTTACACTTGTAACACGTGGCGAAACAATTAAAGCCACACACTATAATGCTATTGCTGATGGCATTAATGAGCTTTTAACAAAGACTGTAACCATTAATGCAGGTAAGGTTTATACAAGAAATTACTATAATTATGTTTCGGCTTCACAAGCAGAACTATTAAATTTTACAACTATAACTAGAGAAGATGCATGGACAAATGCAATAGTATCTGAAATAAAACTTAGTTTTAGTGATTTTGATGATGTACGTTATTGGCATAATAGCGGAGCCGATGTAAGGATTACACCAACAACAGCAGGCTCAACCACAACGGCCGGAACAACATGGGCTGGTATTGTATCAAAAATAGGCACTTATTATTGGACCATCGACGGAGCCAATTATACCGGAACAGGTGGAACAATATATGGTCTTAATTTTTGCAACTTAACAACTGATTATAAACTATCATTTGTTAGTGGAGCATCATCGGGTTATAGCGGATATTCAGGATATTCCGGGTATAGTGGATATAGCGGATATTCAGGATACAGTGGATATAGCGGTAGCGGATATTCAGGATACAGTGGTTACTCTGCTGATAGGGTAAAAATATATGTCAAATTAATAGATAACGAATTATATTTTAAAGTACAATATATAAGTTCCATGGGAGCTCCGATAGACGGAACCCAATCAATACAATGGCAATGTCGTGCAGGAGCAGACATAGCAAGCCGTGGTATTAAACATCATACAACAAAGCCAAGTTATAGTATTATAAATACCATGACAAGTTCCGACGATTCGTAAAAAGGAAATATGGATGAAAGATTACAAAAAGCATTAGACTTCACAAACTACAGATTAGTGCTAGAAAATCAAAAAAATAACCTTAAACTTGCTTCAGATCAAAATCTCCATGTCATACATTCAGGACAAAAAATTAAAATAACGCACTCACTTATTAGTTTTCTTGGTACATTAAAACAAGAAAAACAAAAGGAAACTACACTTATTGATGCCTATGATAATCCTGTAAAAATTGACAATATAGATGAGTTATTAAAATCATGTATTGAAAAATATAACTCAACAATGAATGACTGGAATATACAATTTAGTAAGATTAAAAAAGCAAGAAATATGGAAAAATTATTAGATGCCTCAAAATAATGGATTATGTGCCTTTGCATATAATAATGATGAAATCAACTATGTTGAAATGGCATATATTTGTGCATTACACGCAAAAGCATATTTAAAAAATAATAACTTTTGTTTAATTACTGACGAGGGTTCCCTCTCGTATATGAAACAATTATACAAGCCTAAAATATTAGAAAAAGTTATCGACGTTGTAATGGTAACAGAAAATCCCCTTGAAGATATGGGGGAAAATAAAAATATACGGAATCATTTTGATAGTCCGTGGACTGAATTTAGAGCCCCATTTATTAATAGCAATAAACACGAAGTGTATCAAATTACTCCGTATGATAAAACTATTTTAATAGATTTAGATTACCTTGTGATGTCAAACATGTTAGATAGTTATTTTGAAATGAATTCGCCAATAGGTATGTTTGTTAATGCAAAAAACATTCGTGGAAATAACCCATTATGGAAAGAAATATGGTTACATAATGCAGGTATAAAAATGAAATGGTCGACTGTTATTGCATTTGATAAAAGTGACGAGGCAAAAATATTTTTTGATATGTGGGAATATGTTAAGGATAATTATAATTACTTTAAATTTTTATATAACTTTCCACAAGGACTATACAGGACTGATTATTGTGTAAGTATTGCTTCGCATATTATGTCTGATTCAAAAGAATCAGACTGGTATAATTTTAACGAAAGAATGTACTTTAGTGATCAGAAAGATGAGATATATGATTTTAATGACGGGATATATAGCATTATGGCTAATGATCAAAAAGAAAACTGGAAAGACATTCCAGTGACATGGAGAGATGTAGATATTCATATGATGAATAAACGATCAATTAGTAGAATAGCACCTAAGGTAATAGAATATTATGAAAAAGAGCTCAACTTATAAAAAATGGAAGATAACGCCAATAGAAGCAGACTTTGGTATTACATTGTTATTAGATAAAAATAGTGATCCAGTACAAAAAGACTGTTTGTTTGTATGTGTTAAAAGTATTAAAAAATCATATCCTGATGTTCCTATTGCAGTAATAACAGATCAAAAGTTAAACATGAAAGAAATTGATTATCTTATTCCGCAGGAAATTGCTATTGATAGTTATTGGACTGATAAGAAAATTAATCTTTGCACTTTGTATTGGCTAACCCCATTTAAAGTTACGTTATTTCTTGATAATGATTTTATAATAACCGACAATCAAAATTTTAATCAGTACTATATTGAATTAATTAAAACAATAACTTTTCCGCAAACTGTTTTAAGTTTTAGAGGATACAAGTTACCATATAATCATAGAGTACTAGAAGAAAACAATATTCAAACTATTCTTCCTCATACTTTTGCATTTAAAAGAGATGACGAAACTACGTTAGAGTTTTTTAATTTATGGTATCAAGTTTGTCAATATTGGCAATCATTTTTTCCATATGTTAACAAGACTATTAAATTTAAAAACTTTGATTCAACAATAGCATTATCATTGACTGCTCATATATTGGGCATAACTAAAGAAATTAAAAGTAATGTATACACATATGTACATATGAATCCGTTCTTAGAAAGAACATTTCCTGGAATTAGAAATCCAGCATGGTCATCCTTCTTAAAAATATGGCCTTCTGACGATGGAATAGCAATAGAAAATTATAAAGTAAATAAGTTACTACATTACAAAGATAAAAAAGTTATCTCAATATATAAGAAGCAATTACATGAGTGGTTACGTTGAAACAGTTGACAGGAATCATAAATTGTGGGTTTATAGTAACAAATATACTGGTGCGGTTTTAGAGTTTAGACATAGACCAAGCGAAACGTATGATACAGAAAATATACGTGAAACATTGCACCAAACAGAAGACGTTAAAGGATACTTAGAAGAAGATGTTAATTATAATAAACTTCAAGTACACTATAATCCCGACATTCGTGATTACGATATAAAACTTAAAGATAATAAAATTAACATTCGTGTTGATGAACAATCCTTATTTCAAGTTCCTGAATTTGAGTGGGATAATACGTATGGCGACATTAATGTAATCATTGATAAAGATAATGATGTTTTATATTTCAAAGTAGGACAACAAATATATGACGAATTACTAAACTTAGAATTAAGTAATCAAGTTAATATTACAACTAATCAAAACGTTTTAGAATTTTGGATTACAAAGAAGAACCAGCCACACATTTTGTTAGATACTTTAAAATTAAACACAAAACAATTTTTAGCAGATGGACAATATACATTTGATATTTCTGATATTAAAACTCACGTAAATTATAATGAACTAAGTATTTTTACACAACGTCTTTTCTCAGATTATAAGATGTTTTATAAAAACCAATTTTCAGCAATACTTGAAAACCAAGAAAAATTTCATACAATTCAAGTAGCAATGCATGAAAAATATTCAGACTTAGCAATTTGGCAAGAACAAGTAGAACTAGATTATAAAACTAACACATATTCAAAACGTTATGCTTGTATGTCGTCTATTAAAAACTTTGCAAAGTACGATATTTTAGATGACTATATACAATTATATTGTGTAAACAAAAACAATACAAACGATTTAATCGACGTTATACGAATACCTATATTAGAAATAAAAAACGAACGAGTATATAACTTTTGGATTAATACAAATGAAGAAGTAAACTTTCTTCATAATCACCAAAAAATCTTAATGGGCATACAATGAGAATACCAATTACAGAATACGATGTTGTATTCATTAGTTATGATGAGCCTAATGCTGATGATAATTATGCAGATTTACTTAATAAAATTCCATGGGCTAAACGTTCGCACGGAATATGGGGAAGCGATGCCGCACATAAGGCGGCCGCGGAAATAGCCGAAACTGATAGATTTATTGGTATTGATGCTGATAATATTATTGATCCTGAATTTTTAAATATCGAATTAGATGATACAAAAATTGATATGTCTGTTGATGTTATTAGCTGGAGTGCTAAAAATCAAGTAAACGGTTTAGTATATGGCAATGGAGGAATTAAATGTTGGCCTAAAGCCGTAGTTGAAAACATGATGACACATGAGAATTCCAATTCTAAAGAAGGACAAGTAGACTTTTGTTGGGACATACATTATGTGCAAATGAATAATATTTATAGTACAATTTTTAATAATGCAACTCCATATCAAGCATATAGAGCAGGCTTTCGCGAAGGTTGTAAGATGAGTTTAGATATGGGAGATGTTGTACCTGCAGACCAATTTAAAGCACGAGTACACTATAAAAATTATAAACGATTATTAGTATGGATGTCTGTTGGTGCAGATACATTAAATGGTTGGTGGTGTATGTATGGTGCTCGCTTAGGATGTTGGATGACAAACTTTGAACGAGATAATTGGAATTGGGTTGATGTACGTGATTTTGAATGGCATACACGTTACTGGAAAGAGAATATTGCTCCACAATTTGAAAGTGAAGTAAATGCTGGGGTAACCTGTACTTATACAGGTTGGACATATGACTTTGATAAATTAATATCTGAGACATGTAGAATAGGCGAAGATTTAAGATCAGAATTAAACTTAGAAATTGCCGATCTTGATGATTTAGGTAGTAAATTCTTTAAAGAAACTTACACAAATCCGCCACGAACCGCTCCATTAATTAGAGAGGATCAAATAATATGAGTATATTAAATGAAAATTGGGAAATATGAGTATATTAAATGAAAATTGGGAAAAAAGAGGTAATTATATAGTTCATTCGTCGCATAATTTTGAATTAATGAAAAACAAACAAGACGAAATAGGTCCTGGGTTTTGTATAGCAAAGTGGAATCAAGTTTCGTTACATTTAGAAACAGGATTAACACATAGTTGTCATCATCCAACAGCTCATGAAATACCGTTAGCAGAATTAGAAAAAAATCCTTCTGCATTACACAATACAGAGTTTAAAAAACAACAAAGAAAACTCATGCTTGAAGGTAATAGGCCTAAAGAATGCGATTATTGTTGGCGTATTGAAGATCAAAATCAGTATAGCGATCGGCAAATGAAAACTATCGAGCCTTGGGCATTAAAAGATTTTGATGAAATAAGTTTAATGACCGGTGATGAAAATGTTCCTCCAAAATATTTAGAAGTTAGTTTTACTAATGCATGTAATCAAAAATGTATATATTGTGGGCCTGAATTTAGTACGGCTTGGATAGAAGAATTGAAGGAACACGGACCAGTAGTAGTTCTAAAAGAATATAATAACTATAAACGTATAGAGCAAGGATGGCAAAATTTAGATGATCTTTATTATAAAAAAAATCAAACCAATCCTTATATAGATGCATTTTGGAAATGGTTTCCAGAAATTTATGATAAATTAGAAATATACAGAATAACAGGAGGCGAACCTTTATTAAGCAAAGATACTTTTAAAAGTATGGAGTTTTTTTTAAAAAATCCCAATCCTAATTTAGCATTAGCAATTAATAGTAACCTTAGTGTACCTGAAAAAGTATGGTCAAAATTTATAAATTTATGTAAAAATCTCATTACTTCAAAAGCAATAAGTAAATTAACAATATTTACAAGTATAGAAAGTTGGGGCGAACAAGCAAATTATGCTAGATATGGTTTAGATTTTGATGTTTATAGACAACGTATAGAAGAAATTGCAAATATAAATGATTTAAGATGTGTTTTTATGTCTACTTATAATATTTTGAGTGTACCTTCTTTTTATAAAATATTAGAATGGCAATTAGAGCTAAAGAAAAAATACAATACAATAAATTTAGATAAAGAAAAACCATCACATTCTTGGTTGATGGGTATAGATATTCCGTACCTTAGACATCCTCAATATTTAGATGTAGGTATTCTCACAGATGATATAAAAGAAAAATATATGTTACCTTGTTTAGATTTCATGAAAAACAATATTTCGTCAGACCATACTGGATTTGAAGAATACGAAATGATTAAGTTTCAACGTATTATCGAATCATTTGATGTTCCTAAAAACAATAAAACAAAATTAAGTATACGTAGAGCAAAATTTTATGATGTAATAAATGAAATGGACAAAAGACGAGGTACAAATTTTTTAAAGACTTTTCCTGAATTAAAAGAATTTTATTTTGAATGTGAAAAAAATAGGAATATGATAAAATATGCAGTAAATGTAGTAGTTGATAGAGAAGCATATGAGTACGGTCCATAAAGCATTTTTAGAGCCTACTGTTAACTATATTAAACGAGTTCTCAATTCAAAAAGTAAATCATTTTGCGGAGCAAAATGGTATAATGCAACTATATGGTTAGGACAAGGAGTTAATTCTAGTTGTCATCATCCGCCTCCGCATCCTATAGACCAAAATGAGATTAAAACTAATTATAAAGCAATTCATAATACAAAATATAAAAAATTAGTTCGTAAACAAATGTTAGAAGGAATCCGGCCTTCTGAATGCGAATATTGTTGGAAAATAGAAGATAATAATATTAATAATATAAGTGATAGATTTCATAAAAGTGTAGTATATACAGAAAAAGAATTGCGAGATATTACTAAATTCAAATGGAATGAAGATGTAGATTTATTAACATTGGAAATTGCATTTGATAATAATTGTAATTTTGCATGTAGTTATTGTAATCCTACGTGCTCCGCTACATGGAGTAAAGATATAAGAACACATGGTGCATATAATAGTTTACAAGGAGCAGATGATGTCGGTTTAACATTTGCTCAAACCGGAGAATGGGCGTTACCATATGGATCAAAAAATGAGAATAATCCTTATGTAGAAGCATTTTGGAAATGGTGGGGTGCCGATTTATGTATTACATTAAAAGAATTGCGGGTAACTGGTGGTGAACCAACTGTTAGTAATAATTTTTGGAAATTACTAGATTGGTGGAAAGAGCATAAAGAATGCCAAGTAATATTAGCAATTAATTCTAATTTGGGTTTTAAATTTGAAATATGCGATAAATTAGTTAAAGCTAGCCATTATATAAACACATGTCATATTTACACAAGTAACGAAAGTTATGGCAAACATGCAGAATATATTAGAGATGGATTAGTTTGGGACCAATGGACTGATAATTTAAATATTATAGCAAAACATAGTAGAATAAAATTAATACATATAATGTTTACGGTTAATGCATTGTGTTTAGCAAGCATTACAAAATTAATAGAATATATTTTTACTTTTCAAGAAACATATAAAGATATTAAAATAGATATGAGTTTTAATATCTTGCGGTGGCCTAGTTTTCAAAGTATTACAACATTACCTAAATATTTGGTTGAACAAAAAATTAAAGAATTGGAAGAATTTATAGAACATAATAGTCAGCCACCATATTTTAAGGAAGGTTTAAAAAGTCATCAAGTAGATAGATTAATTACTTTAATAAATTATTTAAAAAACGAAGTTGAAGGATTTGATGGTGCAACCGATTTAACCAAAAGACAACAAAATTTTAAAGCATTTTATACTCAATACGATCAACGCAGAAATAAATCTTTTATTGATACATTTGCTGATTGGCCGGAATTAGTTGAATGGTATAATTCTTTAGATTATAAATTTGTACCTCAAGAACGAACTAGCGGTGTTCAACCTAAAAATGATCATTATAAAAGAGTGTTAGATGATAAAATATGAAGATATTAAAAAAATTCACGTTGAATTAAGTTCAAAATGTAATGCTAATTGCCCTGGATGTCCTCGAAATGTTCAAGGAGGATATGAGCTCCCCTCATTAAAAAAAGCAGAATTAAGTATAGATGATTTTAAAAAACTTTTTTTAAAAGATTTTTTAAAACAAATAGATTCGATTTTATTTTGCGGTAATTATGGCGATCCTATTACTTGCAACGACATTATTCCTATATTAACTTATATTAAATCATGTAGTGACGCAAATATAAGAATTCATACTAATGGTAGTCTTAGAACACCCGAATTTTGGAAAAACATTGCAACTATTCTTTCGCCATCTGATACGATTATATGGAGTATAGATGGATTAAGCGACACGAATCATTTATATAGACGAGGTACTGATTGGAATAAAATTATAGATAATGCAACTTCATTTATAGAAGCAGGAGGTATCGCAACTTGGGAATATTTAATTTTTAAGCATAACGAGCATCAAATAAACGAAGCACGTGAATTATCAAAAAAATTAGGATTTCAATATTTCGCTCCTAAAAAAGCATTTGGGTTCGAATCAGACAATTATGCAGTTAAAGCAATGCAAGTTGTTAATAAAAATGGTGATCATGATTATTTTATACATCCCCCCAGTGAGAAAAATAGAAATATAGATGTTTTAAAAGCAAAGCAAAATAAAAACGAAAAACTATATCCTCATTCCTATAATCGTAATAAATTTATTGAAGATTATAATATAAAGTGTAAAGAATTAAATAAACTAGTTTCAGAAGGTTATTTTGATTATTTAGATGATGTAGAAGTAAGTTGTAGTACCATAAACAATTCTGAGATATTTATAGATAGTTTCGGAGGAGTTCATCCGTGTTGTTACTTAGGACATGTATCACAAGAAGCCGATTCACATGTAGAAATTCAATATGCTAATTTTATAAATATGCTAGGAACATCGTATAATTTTAATGGTATTACACATGGTGTTCGTTATATAGTAGAAAATTCATATTTTAATCTAATAAAAGAAACTTGGTCAAAGACTCATAGAAATGGCCGAATAGCACAATGCTCTAGAATGTGTTCAAAAAACGATAACATTATAGATAGTTTATATAATAAAGAAAATGCATAATTATAATTTTGTTTTTGAAAAAGACGATGTTGGTAATTTTTTAAAAAATAATCCTTTTGTTTTTAGCGTAGAAAATAACCAGGTTAATTACATAAAAAGAGCAACTGAGGTATTTTTTTATAAAATTAATTATGGAGCATATAGAAATCATAAAAATTACAATACTATTAAAAATATTACTCACCATCATATAAATTTTAATATAACAGATTTAGAAGATTTACCAGAAAAAGATTATTGTTATTATTATATATCTTTTAATGTAATGTATGGTATGTTTCTACCACAAGGCTATGCTTCTAATAAAAGTAATGTAGAAAAAACAAGTAAAGAAGAAATTTTATCAACTTTGGAGAATAATTGTAAGTTTATTCTTCCAGATAAAATTAAAAAATTATTAGATAAAGATAAATGTAAAATTATTTTAGATACTTCCAAAGAAGGGGTCGGACATATCTTACAATGGGATAAATTTTTTAAACTTACAAATTTAACACCTAATCAAGTTATACATACAACTGGAGATGTTTTATTAGGAAGTAACATTAGTATTCCGACTACATTTTATAATCAATGGGAAAGAAGCGTTGCAACATTATCATTTTCAAGACACCAGGAAGTAATACATAAATTAAAAGAATTAATATTAACTAAAGAGAAACGAAAATGGTATGGTTTATGTCTAAACAGAGTTACAAAACCCCACAGAATAGAAATTTGTAAATTTGCTGCCGAAAATTTACCAAATAAAATAGATTATAGTTTTGGTTTGTTTAGTTGGAATACTTCGTTTGAACGAGATAAACAAACCGACAAGCCGTTAGATACCGCATTGTTTCAAGAATGGAAATATCGTATAGCCAATGATACTGCTAGTTATTTTGCAACTCCAGCCGATGTTAAAGAATATTTTACATGGTTATCTGAACACGACGAAAAATCCAGTGATTTAGAACCCAACATACCATTTAGTCGTAATATGGTAACTTTTTTTAATCATAATTCATATTATAATTCTTATTTTAGTATTGTATGTGAAACATTTTATGAACAACAAGGTGCCTTGTTTGTATCTGAAAAAATTTTTAAACCTATAGCATATTTACAACCATTTATTGTAATTGGCCAAGCATATGTTATAGAATATATGAGGCATTTAGGGTATGATGTATTTGATGATATAATAGATCATTCATATGATAAAATAGTAAATCCTAGACATAGAATGGATAAAATAAAAGAAGAATTAATTAGACTATGTCGTATATCATTAGACCAATGGTCTGATATTTTACATCATATATTTCCTAGATTATATAGCAATTATCATCATTTAAATTTAGCATTTTATAGAGATGATAAATTTCATATGCCTGTTCATGTAAATGAACCAAAATATTACGAACCAATACATTCTTTTGAAACAAAAGAAAAGTATAGAAAATTATCTAGTTTGCTTAATTCTAAAGTAGAACTATCTAACTCATTTTATTCGTCGTTGTATTCTAATATGGAATATGCCAATTCGACAGCCAGGACATACACTAATGAAATATATAATTATCTTTCATTAAATAAAAACATAACTAATTCTTATTATAATAAAAACTATAATTATGATAGAACAACATAAATGTTTAATTATTATTGATCCGTGGGCTCGGCATGGTCCTGGAGAAACATATACAAAAATAATTTTATTATTAGAAAAAATAAAATATCCTGTTGTTATGGTTAATTATGACGAACCGCCTTATACATATATAGAACGAGCATGTAGAAATGGTACTAATCAAATGCCATATAATAACGGGGTTGATAGTTATAATTATAGCAATAGAATAACAACAAATGATGAGTCAATTTTTTTGCGTTTTTTAATGCATAATAATATAACAGAATTATACTATTGTGGTGTTAGTTTTCCTGGTTGTGTTTGGCATCGACAATTAGGTATGCAATACATGAAAGATAAATTTAAATGTAATGTTGTAATTGATTTATGTGATAATAATTATACGCAAGGATCAACTGTTGATAAAATACATGCCCAATATAAATTTGCCAAATTTAGGAATATTCCTGTAAAACATTCAAATGAAATATATTCATAATAAATTTTATTATTATTTTAAGAAATCAACAACAAATTATAATATTTTAGGACGTGGATATTTCGGAAATCCTATTCAAGAATCTTTTTATTATGATGCAATTCCTCAATATCAAATACCTAAAGATAAGTATTCTTTAATGTTTTGCATAAATCATAAAAAAATAAATGAATGGATAGATAATAAATTTAAAAAAATATCGTTATCAAATAATATTATTGATGACGTTAATAATGATAAATGTAACATTTTATTAAATCATAGCCACGAACCTTTTAATAATTTGCCTTTTGATCAAATAAAAAATCAATTTATAAATGTAAAGCAAGATAATTTAATATGGATAACAGGCGATAGTAATTTAAATATGTCTAATGAAATATCATCAACTTGGACAAATATTTTTGAAAGATTAACATATATGTTATTTCAAGGAAGTAACATAGCTAGAGAAGATTGGGTAGAATTGTTAGTGCAACAACATAACCGAATAACAAATAGAACTAATAGAAAACATAAATTATTATTATATATGCGTCGTCCTAAACCATGGAGGATTGCATTAATGAGTAAAATGTTTGAAAATAGTCTTGTTGAATCACAAGAAACAATCATATCCTGGGGAGGATCTTCTGGTAGCGGGTATAAAGAAACAACAAAATCTTCATGGGCTACATCATTAGATAGTATTAGAAATATTAATACTACTTGTTCCCAACAAGTATTGGATAAAATTTTAGATATTCGACATCCAATAAAATTAATAGGAAAAGAAAAAGTATTTCCTGACTTTACTATAGGTAAAAATCATAATTATCTTGTTTCGTCTATAGCAACTCCTTCACCGACATTAGATATAAACGATGTTGTTAA